GCCTTGCAGAACCGGTTGACCGAGATGGGCGCCCCGGCCCACATCCCACCGTAGATCTCGAAGGCGGCCTTGGCGATCCGGGGGGCGTCGTCTCCCCAACGGGCCAGGAACGATTTGAAGACCGAGGCCTCCTTGGTGGCCATCCGCACCTGCGGCCCGTGGCGCTCCTCGATCGAGACCATCACATAGTCCCGGAGCTGGCGCCAGTCCCACTGGGCGGCCTCAGTGAGCAGATGGGTCCTCCCGGCCGACGGAGGCGCCACCGGGGCCACCTGGACGCTCTGGGAGGCCTGCGGGGGGCGCTGGGTGACGGTGGTGACGGTGCGGTCGCCGAGGTCTGGCGCGAAGTTACGCATGGGTCTCCTTGGAGGTGCGGGGGAGGTGCTGGTTCAGCGAAGATCGGCCACCAAGGATGCTGTGCATGAGGGGCCACCTTCCGTTCACGCCAGTGTGCGCCGAGCGACGCGAGAGGCGGTCTCCGGAGCGTACGACCCTGCGGAAGGACCGGTCAACCCAGCCAGCCGAACGTCGTTCGCCAAGGAACTTGGTGTTTGCTGATTACCCAAACGTCACAGATAGGGGGTCTCTGTGCAGACATAACGCTTTGTCTATTTCCGTCGCCGGTACGAGCCCCGGCGCTGGCGTGGCGCACCTTCCTTAACCTCGCGGGAATCAGGCCCCCGCATAGGCATAGCTTCGTCGTGACTCGGGACATGGATCGTGGCTCGTAAATCGGGCGTGATCACCAGGCCGCCACGCAGGCGTCATCGCTAAGCTACATCGTCTCGTGATCATAACGCCATCACGCAGGCATAAGGTATATCAGTGCCAGAGCTTACCCACAATGAACTTCTCGATCGTCGTTTGCATTTCGAGGGAGTTCAGGAAGGCCAGCAGCTCCGCCGCCCCGTCGGTGCCCAGGGTCGTCGGCTCGAAGCGCGGCGGCCAGTCCACCTGAGCGTCCGGGACGCGGCACAGATCGACCAGCAGCAGGCTCAGGTCGGCGTTGGCGCGCTGTTCGAGCACCTTCGGGTGCACGATGCGGTCCAGATCCCAGTCGGCCGCCAGCAGCAGCTTCAGGGCCGTCTTGGGGCCGATGCTATGGACCCCGGGGATGTTGTCCCCCGAGTCGCCGGTCAGCGCCATCATCAACGGGATCTGGTGCGGCCAGCAGCCCTTCTCCTCCAGCACCCTGACGCCGTTCCACCGGTCGGTGGCGGCCCCGCCCGAGGACAGCCGCACCTGCTCGGTGTCACCGGACAGAAGCTGGAGGAAGTCCTTGTCGTTGGACAGGATGACGATCTTCGCCATGGCGCCGATCTTGTGCCAGTAGGCGGCGATCAGGTCGTCGGCCTCCTGGCCCTCCTGGGAGATGTGAGCGACCCCGGCGAGATCGAGGAAGCGCTTGGCCATGCCGAACGCGCTGTTCTGGCGCTCCTGCTCCTCGGGGTCGCGCTGCTTGCGGTTGCCCTTGTACGCCGGGTACAGGGCGACCCGGCGGCTGCTGGGCCCGGCGTCCCAGCAGACCACCATCCGGTCCGGCCGCTCCTCACGGACATGGCGAGCCAGCGAGTTGATGAAGACGTGTAGCGGGCCGGTGTCGAGACCGCCCGAGCTCATCCTGGAGTGGGAGGTCGCCTTGATGGCCCGCACGAGCAGGTTGTTCCCATCGACGAGCAGGACCTTCTCAGTCACTGGGTTCATCCCTTCTGTCGATGCCGATGATCCGGCTGGCGGTCGAATACCCGCAGATCGTGGTCCTGGCTATTTCGGTCATGACATGGGCATGGAAGCTGTCGATGGTCGATTTAGCCTCCCAGGCCGCCGATCCCGGAGAAGGCTCCGCGACGTTCAGATTGATCCAGGCGTCCTTACCCGTGGAGATATCGATGTCGCCCCAGTACGTCTTGAGGACACCATCGGGATCGAGGACCTTCTGGGTGATGACGTCGGTGACCTGATCGAAGTTCAGGCCCTTGATGAACGGCTGCACCGCGTAGGGGGCGAATCGCACTTCCCAGTAAGTGCATATTTCGAGCTTGGCCATTTCTGTTGTTTCTCCGCAGTTGGTGGCGCGACCGGTCTCGGGATCGATGTGATAGGACGCGTGCTCTGTACAGAAGAGGGCGCCGGTGGCTTGATCTTTCATCGTGATTTCTCCGCGACGAGCTGAACGATCTGAGTGGCGAAGTGACCGTAGATGCGATCGACGACGTCCTTCGCGAAGATCAGGACCACGGTGTTGTCGTAGTCCTCTCCGCCTCGGACGAAGTGCTCGATGATCTCCTCGGCCACCAGCCTGATGATGACGTCACGATTGGTCTCGGACTCCATCCGGAGCTGGGTCAGGTAGATGAACAGGTCCCGGGCCTCCTCCTGGATGTCCTGGACGCCCCGGCGGCCGTTGAAGGTCTTCAGCGTCGACCCGTAGCGTTGCAGGCCGACCTTCTTGCTCTCCTGCATCTCCGCGATGACCCGGTCCTGCACGCACTCTCCTGCGCCGTCTGGGAGCCGCTGGTCACCCTCCCTGCTCTTGCTCGGGATCGCACTCCAGGTGTCCTCGCCGTGAAGGTACTCCGCCATCGTTTTCCTCTTCCCTTCTCCATTGGAAGCCCCGGGTGTTCTCGAAGCCCCAGATCTGCTGGTTACCGGACTTACGGAGGATGACCAGGCCCGCATTGCTGGGGTGCAGGCACTTGCCCGGCTTGTGCTGCTCGAATGAGCGCACGCCACTGAAGGTCTTATGACAGACCGAGCAGTGAGCCGTACTCAGACCGCCCCATTTAGAAGCGCAACCCGAGCACCCGTGAAGTAGTGTCACTCGATCACGCCGTAGAGCCGCGCTTCCCACTTCACGAGCATGAGCATCATGAGCAGCTGACTGCCGTCGATCTCGCCTTGCTGAGCCAGGGCGTGACCCATTCGCTCGACGTCTGCGAGAGTGTAATAGCGGTTGTCGGAGTCAGTCCGCTTGATGACCAGCGGGACACCGTCGAGAATGAATTTGCCGTCGGGGTTGTCTGCGGTCGGCCGGTGCCGCCAGCGCACCCACTCAGGGCCCTTACCGAGGAACACCTTCGCGAACTCGTGCACCGTGTAGTGCGGGTACGGCTTGCCGTCCTGGATCGGCAGCATGTCGTCCTCGACCCAGAACCGGCGGCCCGGCGGGTCGAGATCCTCGGTGATGACCTGCACTTCGTCGGGCGTTCCTGGCATGGACACTGGCTATTCCTTTACCTGACACGAGTACGGCCTCCCCTTCGAACGAGGGGGAGGCCGTACTCAGTTTCTTGACGTGAAGCTACTTGACGGGACGACGGTACATCGAGGCGGACGGGGCGGGCTTCGAGACGAGCTTGCCCAGGATCTTCAGGCCACGGGCCTTGTTCTTCCGGACGAAGTCCCAGACCTTGGCCTCGTCGACCACGCGGACCTGGCGGGTCATCGCGAGGTAGTCGGCCTTGTCGATCTCACCGGAGTCGACCATGTCCTCCAAGTTGCCGTAGCTGACGGTCGGGCTGCCCTGGCTGAACTGCTGCTGCCACTCGTCGTTGAAGTCCGGCACCGAGACGGTGTGCGGCCTCTGGGCCTCGGCCAGCAGGTAGTGACCGTGCTGGTCACGCGGGGTCGCCGGGACGATGACCTCGCCGTTCGGGCCGAGCACCGCCTTGGGGACCGCGATGGCACGCTCCTCGGCGTCCACATCCATGTGGTGGTGGACCATCTCGCGGATCGCCTTGGCCCGCTTGGCGAGCGGGCCGACGATCGCCAGGATCATGGCCTCCTCCTTGCCCAGCTGAGCCAGCTCGTGATCGCTGAGCGTCCGGCGCTGCTCCAGCTCCACCAGGGCGAAGTAGGCGGCCACGTCGCGCATCGCGACCTTGGCCTCAGGGGTGAGCTTGACGGACTTCGGCAGGGCGGGGAAGGGGATCTTCTCCGGCAGCGGGCCACTGTCGACGGAAGCGGCGATGGCCGCGACCACGTCGTTCAGGGTGGCGTCCGGGTTCGCCAGCTGCTGAGCGGCGGCGGTGGTGGAGAGGGTTTCCGTCATCTGCACTCCTTCGTGAGCCTCTGTGGTGCCCTCACCCTACCAAGGATCCTGTGTGGACCACAAGGATCCTTGGTGTCGATCTAAGAAAATTAAATCTTTGCATTCCCGTCCTGGCACAAAGCCGCCAGGCAGGCATCAGGGTTGCTTCGCGGATTGCGTCACGGTCTCGAACCACCGTGCAGGTGCTGGTGCAAAGTTGCCATGTCGTGAGATCAAGGGGCTCACGCTCCGTTAAACGCCGAAGCCGAGAGTCACAATTGACTCCCGGCTTCGACTGCCACAGAAAGGCGAACGCCAGAGTTCACCAACGCTCCCGGGGGAACCCGGGCCCGCTGAGATCTACTGTAGCGGACACACGGCGCCAAGGAAAGTATGTGTTTGCTAGATCGGTGCGCCCCAGCCGATCCGCTTGCTGATGCCGAAGCCGGACGTCATCCCGAGCACCTTCGACCCGCTCGCCATCCCAGAGAACTCGATGACGATCTGCTTGCCGTCGTCGTGCACGTCGAAGGCCCCGTAGTTGTTGAACTTGGTGCTGCCAGTGGCGGGGTTGGGCGAGAACCCCTGGGACCAGGTGCCGTTGCCGTTGAAGGGCGTCTGATCGAGCGGAGAGCAACTGACCACCGGGAACCCGCCCGGCACATGCGATCCGTCGTCGGCGGCCAGCACATGCAGGTCACCGTGGATGTAGAGCAGGTTGACGTGGTTGCTGGTGATGTAGGCGGCCAGCTCGGCCCGCTCAGTGTTGTAGGCGGTCCAGGTGTCGTCGCCCCCGAAGGTGGCGCTACCGCTCCACTCGTCCTCGTGGATCCAGACCTTGACGGGCTCCGAGCTGGTCAGCTGGGTCTTCAGCCAGGCCTTCTGGGCGGCTCCCAGCTTCGTCTTACCCGAGTTGTCGGTGTTGGCGATCGGGTCCATGTAGCTGCGGCCGTCGGTCATGATGAACCGGACCCGGCCGATCACCCAGGTCTGGTAGATCCCGATGCCGTCGGCGGGCAGGTCGTAGGACGGGAAGAGCCTGCGATAGACCGCCTGCACCGCTGGGGCCGCCGGGCCGTTCTTGTCGGAATTCGAGATGCCGTTCTCGTGGTCGCTCCAGGTGTAGGCCAGCGGCATCGCGGCCCACAGGGCCTGCTGCCGGGACTGACCGATGGCGTTCAGCCAGGCGGCCAATGCCCACTGCTGGTCATTAACCCCGATGTCCTGATAATGCATGTCACCGGGATGGATGAACATCTGAGCCGTCCGGCCGTCAGGCGCGGTGTCCGTCCGGATGGAGTCGAAGGTAGTGGCGTTGGAGTCGGTGTCGGAACAACTCGCGACGGCGAACCTGAAGGGGTAGGGCGTCCCGGCCGCAGGGAAGGTCCTGAAGGTCCCCTTGTGGACGGTATCGAGGGTGTCATCGAGCTCGTAGCCGTAGTAGTAGACCGTGTTCGCGGTCAGGCCCGTGATGGTGACCATGCCGATGCCGTTGAAGTCCGGCGTCACGCTGGAGGAGTAGGCCGGACTGGACAGGTCAGAGCTGGTCGAGACGGCCACCCGCACCGACGAGGTGAACTTGGTGACGAAGGAGATCTTGGCCTGGGTGTCGGTCACCCCTCCGCACAGGCGCCCGATGATCTGAGGCGGGGTGGCGATGCCATAGCCGACCGGGGCGAAGGCGACCAGCTGGCCGATGCTTCCGCTGGCGGCCGGTGAGATCGTGGCCACCCTGGTGCCCGTCGAGCCGGTGGCGTAGATCGGCTGAGAGGCCACCTCCATGTCCGTGCTGGCCGACCCCGTCACGATCGCCTGAGCCTTGGCCTCGACCATGCTCACGGGCGGGGTGATGACCGGGGTGGTGACGCTGGAGATCGTACTGACGTAGAAGGCCAGCACGAGTGCCGACGGCGAGGCGATGGTGGTCGCCCCGGCGGTGATCGAGGTGGTGGTCCCGGCCGCGCCGGTGCCGTAGGAGTCCAGTGCTCTGGGATCGGCGCCGGTGATCCGGCCCATGATGATTCCGCCCCTGCCCGCTCCGGTGCTAGTGCGCCAGGTGTACATCGAGGGCTCGTCCTCGGCCGAGTCCACGTAGTGCCAGTAGACCGCCAGCATGCCGTTGGCGGTGTAGGAGTTCGGGACCAGATTCCACCCGGGTGGAATGGTGGTGGGCGTTGCGCCGCTGTTGCGATGGGTCACCTGGGCCCACAGGACATCGCCGTCGGCCATGGCGGCCGGAGGGCCCAATCTCATGATCGCCGAGTTGGAGACCGTGACGGTGGAGAAGTCGTCGCTGGTGGTCTGCAACACCGGAGGATCGACGGTGACACCGGGGGCGATGGTGAACATGATGCCCTGGGCGCTGGTCCCGGCCGGGCTCACGGTCGCCGTGCGGCTTCCGGTGGTGCCCGAGGCGCTGAGGGTCTGGGTGGCGATCTCCAGGTAGGAGGTGGCCGAACCCGAGCTCATGGCGACGCCGACGGCCTCGTTCATCGAACCGGCCGGGGAGATCACCGGGGAAGAGGTGTCGGAGCGGTTGGAGACGTTGACGGCCACCAGGGTGGTGGCCTCTCCCACGACACTGACCGCCGGGTCGATGATGCTGGAGGTGCCGCTGGTGACCGCTGCTCCGATGGCGTCCAGCGGGGAGGTGCCCGAAGTGCCCGTGCTGCGGAAGATGACCACGCAGCCTCTGGCCCCACCGGCCGAGCTGACCCAGGTGTAGTCGGTCTCGGTCTCGATCGAGGCGTTGGGGATGTACTTCGAGAAGATCCCGAAGGTGCCGCTGGTGCTGGCGCCCCCGGCTGTGGCCCACGCGTCGGGGATCGTGCTCCAGGTGGCGCTGGAGTTACGGGTGAACACGACCGCCCAGAGGGTGTCGCCGTCCTCGGTGTTGCCCGGCTTGGAGCCGATCAGAGTGCTGCTGTTGCTGACGGTGGCCGAGGTCAGGTCCCCCGCGCCGGTGAGTACGACCGGTGCGTCCATCAGCTCACCGTGACCAGGACGACCAGGTCCGAACCCGGGGTCGAGGAGCCGACGGTGTCGATGTCGATCTTCAGCGATTCCCCGTCGGCCCAGGAGGTCGTGGTGGGCGTCGCCGTGGCGGTCGTGGTGCCGTCGGCGATGGTCGGCTGAGCACCGGTGCCGGAGAAGATCGAGGAGCCGTTCTTGTTGACATCCACCCGGATCCCGGCGCCGACGGGCGCGGTGCCCACCGAGGCCCGGACCTTGGAGATGACCAGCGTCCGGCCGGTGTCGTTGTGGTAGGGCACCGTACCGGTCAGGATCGAGATGATCCCGGTGTAGCCGAAGGGGATCGACTGGGAGAGCACTGCGGCGCCCGACTGTCCGTTGACGGTCGTGACGTAGGTCGGCAGCTGGCCTGAGGTGACCTTGCCCCCGCTGTCGAGGGTGGCGACCCCGCTGTTGGCTCCCAGCGAGCTGGTGGGCACATAGGCGTGGGTGTGGTTGCCGATCGCGACCTGGGAACCGCCGGTGCCGGTGGGGAGCCGGGCGAAGGCCACGGTCCCGCTGGCGATCTTCGCGCCGTCCAGGTCGGGGATCTGAGAAGTCGGGACCAGACTGCTACCGTCGAGGGAGGCCACCCCGCTGGCACTACCTCTGGCCGTACTGGCGATGGCGTTGACATCGGCCGCCACCAGCTCCACCGTGCCGGTCTGGCCGTTGACGCTGGAGACGGCACCGCCGGAGGCGGGCAGCTGGGAGGTGGGCACCTTCCCGCCGGAGTCCAGGCTCGCGACCCCGTTGTTGGCACCCCGGGCCGAGGCCGCGAGGTAGGAGGCCGTCAGGCTGACGACCCCTGAGAGGCCGTCAACGCTCACCACACGGCTCTGGGCGGCCGGGACCTTGCCAGCCCCGTCCAGCTGCGCCACGCCGCTTATGGCGCCCCTGAGGGCGTCTGGGATGGCACCCACGTCCGAGGACACCAGCACGACGGTGCCCGTGTGCCCGTTGACGGACGCGACCGCCGGGGCGGGCATCTGACTGGTCAGTACCTTGCCGTCGTTGCCCAGCCTGACATAACGGGTGGTGAGATCGACATCGCCCGTGAGGCCATCGACCGAATTCACATAAGTCGTCACTTGGGCTCCAGGATTGACCGTCACCGTGTCATTGATATCGACGGTTGGTCCCAAATCGGCGGGGACCTTTAGATAACGCGTACTACTTCTGAACCGGTCGATTCGTTCAACGACGACGTAATACCAGCCGTCTGGTGCCAGTAGTTCGTTGTCGGTCGCAGGCAGCTCGATCGAGAAAGAGCCGTTCAAGTCGAGCTGCCTGCGGGACGCGACGGGCAGGAACGCGACATCACCATCGTCGTCGACCAGAACCTGCGAGACCGAGAAGCTGATCTCTCCCGTGCACGGCTTGTCCAGGGCCAGATAGGTCCCGGTGACCGTGACGGTGTTCAGATCATCTGGCAGTGCCACGTACCCACGTCCTCCGGCCGGAGCCGTATCGTTTCGTCAGCTCACTTGGCGGGCGGGACAGGTGCCTTCGGTGCGACGGCGGCCAGGATCTTGTCGAGCTTGGCTTCCAGTGCGGTGACTTTGGTCTCCAGCGTGCGAACGTGGGAGCCCACGTTCATCAGGATGGTGCTGGCCTGCCACATGGTGTCCTTGCCGTCCACCGGCCACGGGACCGGGCCGAGCTGCTCTTTCCAGACGTCGGGTGCGCTCACGTCATCCTCCACGAACATGGTCTTGGGCATCGGGCCCGGGTCGGTGTGGTCGTTCTCAGGGACGTGGCAATGGCCGTAGTGACCCGCCTTGCCCTTCCAGGTGGTGGCGTTACGGGAGTTGCCCGACCACGCGGGCCAGCCACCGGGCCAGGTGCCGGGGATCTTCCACCCGCGCATCCAGGCCATGAGCTTGTCCAGGCCCACACAGGGGGTCTCGGCGACGGTCATGTACTTCTTGCCGTTGCGGACGGCGCCGGGCGTGAAGAAGACCTCGACCTGGAGGCAGACGCTGCCCATCCGGTTGGTCTCGACTCCACCGGAAGTATTGGCGAGGGCTCGGGCCGATTGATTGGCGGGATAGAACTGTACGATCCGGCCGGTCCATGGATCCCACATCACATGCGGACAGAAATCCACGTTTTTCAGGTAATTAGCGATGTTGTCGAAAGCGGGCTGCTTACCGCCCGCGCCGAGGGCGTCCCAGGTGATGTGCCAGACGGCTCTTGGAGCGCCACCGGCCATCGAGCCGCCGTTGTTCTCGGGCTTGTGTTCGGCGCCCGGTATCCACAGATCAGACATCCGTATCTCCCCTCACCTCTTCCTCGCAGGAGAAGGGGCGGAGACAGCAAAACGCCACCGGCGAGAGTCTGGTGCGGACCCTCATGCGCCGGTGGCGCCTTGACTCATCCGTTCGGGGGCAGGGGATGAACTGCCCCTCTACTATGCACCGTGGCTGACGAAAAACTCCTCCGCCGCGCCGACGTCTCCGATGACCGGAGATCCCGGCAGGGCGCCGAGGATCTTGCGGCCATAGGGCTTGGTCCGTAGGCGGGGGTCCAGGATGGCCACGATCCCAAAGTCCTCGCGGTGGCGGATCAGGCGGCCGAAGGCCTGGATCAGGGTCAGCGCCATGATCGGCACCGACAGCCGGTTGAAAGCGGCCCAGTTGCCGTACTTCGCGTCAATGATCTTCGAGCGGGCGGCGAACAGGATGTCGGTCGGGACCGGGAAGGGCAGCTTGTCGACGACCACCAGGCGACAGGTGCGGCCCTGGAAGTCGACTCCCACCATGAAGGACTTCAGTGCGAACAGCACGCTGTTCTCGTTGGTCTTGAAGACCTCGGCGAGGTGCTTGTTGGTGGCCTCGCCCTGCTTGAGGCACTGGATGCCCATGCCCGACAGCGTCGAAGCCATCGAGGCGTAGGCCGCGTCCATCTCCCGGCGGCTGGTGTAGAGCAGCAGTGCGCCGCCACCGGCCTTGCGGATGAGCTCCAGGGTGGTCGCCTGGGTGTAGGCCCTCCAGGCCTCCCTGGTGCTCCCGGCCGGGACCGGCGCGTCCTTCGGAGGCACGAACAGCCGGGCCTGGGTGCTGTAGTCGAAGGGAGTACCGACGTCCAGGGTCTTGGCGTAGCGCAGGCCCAGGGTGTCCAGCAGGTAGGACCAGTCATTGCCGACCGACATCGTGGCCGACATCAGCACCACCGGGATGGCCTTGGTGATCGGGCTGCCCAGGCTGTCCACCAGGGGAACTCCGGCGTTGTCCAGGACCGGGCGCTCGGTCTCCCAGAGAGTGCGGGCCAGGAACGGGCCCACGTCCAGCGGGGCGCTCTTGAGGACCAGGCTCTTGCCCCTGCGGCTAATTTCGGTCTCGATCCAGCGGACCGTGACGTGGGAGGCCTCCTCGACGGAGAGCCGGGCGTCGGGGAAGGGGGTGAAGACGAAGGCCTCGACCCGGGTGATGTAGTCCTGGATCCGGCGGGTCAGGCGCAGCTTGCGCAGGTAGGACTTGAAGTCCATGGCGGCGTCCACCGGCACCGCGTCCAGGGCCTCCCCGAGAGAGCCCAGGTTGACCACCAGGGATCCCAGCACCTGCTCGTGCTCCATGATCCAGCCCTGGGTGATCTGCACGGCGTCCCCGTTGGTGTCCGGGTCGCCCAGCTCCATCCACAGCTCCATCACCGAGGTGGCCACGGCGTCACCGGCGGCCTCGGCGGCCTTCGCCGCGCCCATCGAGAAGGCGAAGTTCTTGATCTCCTCGGCGAGGCGGCTGATGGCCCCCTGGCGGATGGTGTCCCCGAGCTGGCCGGTGGCGATCTCACCGAGCTCGTGCGCCTCGTCGATGATCACCATGTCGTAGTCGCCCAGGATGGCGATGGCGCCCTCGGTGGTGCCCCGGAGCATGAGGTCGATCATCAGCATCGAGGTGTTGGTGACGACGATCTGAGCCTTGGCGGCCTTGGCCTTGGCCAGCTCCGAGTGGCAGGCGCCCATCTTGGCCACCGGGCAGTCGCCGGGGCCGATGCAGTCGACCGTACTGGAGGACATCCGCATCCAGTCGAAGTCGGTGATGGGGGTGGTGAAGTGCTCGCGGTCTCCGGAGTGGTCCTCGTCGGCGCTGAGCTCGGCGAGCACGTCCGGCAGGCTGGGGGTCTCCTGCGGGTTGGTCTGGCCGCCCTTCTCTCCGCAGAAGTAGTTCGCGCGGCCCTTAAGGACGGCCCACTCGAAGGGCACTCCGAGGTGCTGCTGGAGGAAGGGCAGGTCCTTGGTCGCGTACTGCTCCTGGAGGGCCTTGGTGGCGGTCACGATGAGCACCCGCATGCCGGACAGGATCGCGGGGATGAGGCCCGCGATGGACTTGCCGGTGCCGCATCCGGCCTGCACGACCAGCTGGCCCTCAGCCCGCTCGATCAGCTCCTCGATGGCGAGTGCCAGACGCTGCTGCTGGGGGCGGGGGGTGTACCCGGGGAGGTTGGCCGCCAGGATCACCTCTGCGGCGGAAAAGCTCTTCGGTGCGGTGGCGATGGTCATCGTGCTCCGTCCATTCCGTTCTTCTGTGGCGGTGTCCAGCCTACACCGAGGTTCCTTGGCGGCGCTACCCGTCTAAGAAATATTTATTTTCTCCAGAGTGTGGATAGGACGGTCGTGGCAATTCCTGGAAAGTAACGCCACGTCTATAGAAATTGGACTGGTCATCTGAACAATGGGTAGAGTGCTGCCAAGGATCCTACGAGAGGAGGCGCCCATGTCTTTGGACCAGATAGTTGCGGGGATCATGCGTGAGGCGCTGGCCCTGGAGCGAGGCCTGCACGACGCGGGACCTTGGTTCGTCGGTACCTATGACCGTTCGGTGCTCATTCCTGTCGAGCGGCGCATCGAAGAGGAAGTCCGCCGCATTCTGTTCGTCGGCGAGCTCAGCAAGATGACCGACTTCCCCGAGCTCGTTCTGTACTGCCGGAACGATCTCGTCTCTTATCGGGATGGGATGGCCATTCCGCCGGGCACATTCATGTGGAACATGGACTTCTCAGCAGACATTCTGGCCTAAAGGACGTCTATGTACTCCAGCCCCACGGGCCTCTATGAGTTCCAGGCCGACGGGGTCAGTGTGGCTTACCTGAACCGCAACGTGCTTGCGGCTTTCGACACCGGCCTCGGTAAGACCCATGTCGCGATGGCTCTGGCCGCCATGCTCTTCGAGGACGACGAGATCGACCTGTGCCTGGTGGTGGCGGAGAAGAACAAGATCCGCGAGTGGCACCAGGACTTCCGCGACTTCACCCGGATGGACTCTGTGATCTATCACGGGCCCGACCGGGTGAAGCGCGTCTCCAGCGGAGGAACCGGTGGTCCAGGTCGGCCCCGGGTCATCATCTCGACCTACGAGACCATCCGCAACGACTGCGCGACCTTCCTCGGGCCAAGGAAGGTCAGGTCCGGCCCGTTCATGGAGCACCTCGACGGCCAGCGTGTCCTGGTGGTCTACGACGAGCTCACCAAGCTGGCCACCCGGCGCAGCGCGCTCTACAAGGCGCACGAGTTCATGCTGAAGGAGCTGCGCCGGGCCGATCCCGGCCGGGTGCTCGGGCTCACCGCCAACCCGTTGACGACGGGCTGGGAGTCGACGTTCAACATGCTGCGGCTGGTCGATCCAGAGCGTATGCCGCCGGTCGGGGTGTTCAACGACACCTATGTGCGCTCCCGGGATGACTATAGGCGTCCATATTATAACGACAAGGCCATTCCTCACTTTGTCGCTCTTTGCAGGCCTCTGATCATTCGTAAGCGCAAGACCGACCCCGACGTCATCGAGCAGTTCCCGAAAAAGGTCGAAGAAGTCGAAGTCATAGAAATGGCCGAAGACCAGCGAAAAATATACAAGCTGATCGAAGGTTTCGCCTGGGACGACAACGGCGACTACGTCGACATCCCCGGTCTGTGGACGGTGCTGCGCCAGTTCGCCGGTCACCCGGCCGCTCTGGTGGCGGCGGCCGAGAACGGCGGCTCAGAGCTCGCGTTGCAGCTCGTACAGGGCCTGGGAGTCCTGACCCTGAAGAAGACCTCCTCCGCCAAGACCCAGGCCCTCATAGCGCTGCTGAGGAAGGTCAGTGACCAGGGCGACAAGGCACTGGTGTTCAGCTTCTTCGGCCAGACCGTACTGCCGGTACTGGCGGAAGAGCTGAGGCGTGAGCACTTCAAGGTGTTCGTCCATCACGGAGGGATGACCGAACGCGAGCAGTTCGAGATCCGGCAGGAGTTCAGGGCCTACGCCGGGCCCGCCGTCCTGCTGAGCTCGGACGCCGGGGCACGGGGCATCAACCTCCCCGAGGCCACCTACGTGATCGAGTACGAGAGCGCCCTAAGCTACTTCCTGCGCGACCAACGCTTCGGTAGGTCTCATCGGATCGACTCGCGAGCACCCTCCATCACCTGCACCACCATGGTGCTGGAGGGCACGCTCGAACGGGGCATCCTCGACATGGCCCTGAGCAGGAACGCCCAGCAGGATCAGCTTCTCGGGGACGTCGGCGCAGAGGGCTTCCTCACCGCCGTCGACCGGCGCCGAATGCTCAGCATCGCCCGAGCACGCAAGAAGAACCGCGACACCTAACCAGGAGGCACCCATGCGCATCGTCGAGAAGCTCTGCCAGCAGATCGCCGCCGTCATCGAGAAGCTGCCGGACCACATGCTTCCGGTGGACTACGACGTCTCCCTCGCCATGGTCCCCGTTCAGGACCCCAGCGGGATGCAGTCCATGCAGGCGACCCCCGTGCTGATCTTCGCCATTCCCGCCATGGAGCTCGGCAAGAAGGTCATCACCACCACCCCCGTCGGCAACCTGTTCGCCACCGACGACGAGATCGAGGCTGCGGTCCGCGACATCCTCGATGCCATGTTCAACGCCAAGCGCCAGGCCGCAGCGAAGGTGATCCAGCAGGCGAACGGACTACTCCCCCGATGAGCTCCGAGGAGAAGCGTTGCTCGCTCACCGAGCTGCTGGAGAGGGACTGCCACCACTGCCGGACCCCCGTGGCGGAGGCAGTCCCACTCGTCCCTGTGGTCCCGCACTTCGCCCCGAACTTCCACCGTGCCGACAAGAGCGGCCCGTGGTTCCCGGCCGGGTACGGAGGTGAGTGCTCGGAGTGCGGCTCCCACTTCGAGGAAAACGACGTCATCCAGGCCGACGGCTCCGGCGGCTGGAGAGCGAGGGAGTGCTGTGGGGGCGGTTGACCGGCTGCGCGAGCTGCTGGACCGGCAGGTCTACCAGCCGGGTGAATGGTGCTGCGCCTATGGAGGTCTCATCTGGGAGGGCACCGTCGCCCGGATCTGTGACAAACAGCGGGGCCATACCGATGATCACGACTACCGGGGCATGTCCTTCATGGACGCGAAGCCACTGGACATATGCAGCCACTGTGACCGGCAGGTGCGCCCTCAGGAAGCCAGTATCCAGCTCTTCGATCTCCACGTCCCCCTGTGCCATCCGAGCGATCCCCTGCTGCCGGACTGCTACCGGCGGGTGACGATCTACAAGGAACCTTTGGGAGCCCTGCGGCGCCTGGAAGATCAACCTCCCGGGATAACCGCCATCCAGCCGGGTACGGCTCTGACATGAGCATCTATGGCATTTTGATCATTATCGTGGTCATCCTCCTGGTCCTATTTGTCATTGGACGACTTTGAGGGCTTGCCAAGGTTTCTGAGGCTGTGATAGCTTCCAGGTGTTGGGCAGCAAGGACACAGAAGTGGTGTACGGGCACCCTCCGTCGAGGAGGTGGACCGGGTTCGATTCCCGGGTCTGTGGAAAGCGGAAAGCAGTGAAATGGGCTGGCAGGCCCGGGAAGCTCGAAGCCGCTGGTGAAGGGAACGGCCTGCCAGCCATGTCTCCCAGATCTCCTTGCTCCCCGCGAATCTCGGTAGCTCAATTGGTAGAGCACCCGTCTCCAAAGCGGGTTGTTCCAGGTTCGAGTCCTGGCCGGGGTGCGTAGGAACAGGATCATGCCTATGCCCTCACGGGTACGCACCCTGCGATGGCCCAACCCTGAACGGCATGGGGGGCGAGCCATCGGCCTCTGGCCCGGAGGTGTCTAGAAAAACGGTCCTTGCGCCGACTCGCGAGGAGGGCACGGTAGGTCGATGGTCAGGGCGTGCACCTCCACAAGCGCACGCCAGCAGCTGCTCAGCGATCTATATCAGTGCGGTAGCTCAATGTAGAGCCCTTATGGAGCCGGTGTGGACCGGTAGGCTACGGGAGATCCAGGTTCGTACCCTGGTCGCACGCGGTTGGTAGGTAACGCTCTTTCTGGACCCGGCGGATGTGCACTGAAACCGGGCGAGGAAGCAGTCGAACCCCGCCTTGATGTCGCTCGGTCGGCTGTTCGCAGACTGGGATGTCATCAGCGTCATAGCTCAATGGGCAGAGCTCCCACCACAATGGGTGAACCCGGGTTCGAATCCCGGTGGCGCACGGTTGGAAGGGCAAGAGCCCCTGCAAGGTCGGTGGAGGTGCACCGAACCCGGCGGCGGAGGGGAAGGAACCCGACCTAGGCATCATGGGCTCCTGCGCGGGGCGCAGAAGTTCATGGTGGCAGCGAGATAGCTCATCAGGTCAGAGCACCCTCGGAAGGGGGAGGTGCCGGGTTCGAGTCCCGGTCTCGCACGCAGGGACAAGCCCTTCGGGGATGTGTCCTTCTTGATCCGAACCTGGGTCGCCCTTGAGCGCTTCTGCTCTCTGGGGGGAGAGGTAGTGGCCGCTCGGGCGGCTCAGGTTCGGATGCAAGCCTTTTAGGCTCTCGTGGGAGAGCGCCCGGCTGAAAACCGGGAGTGGCCTGGTTCGACTCCAGGGAGGGGCACGGGGGTAGCGTTCACGGTCTCAGAAATCTGAGTCGTGCGCTCGAAAGGTACAGTATGCGAATCCGATCCTGGATCACTTGCTCGGCTCGTCCTAGGAAACAGGCCGGTCCAGCCCAGAGGAGGAAGGCGGTGCCGAGGCCTTAGTCAGGGACTGGCGACTACCCTGAGCCCGCCCGATTTGATCTGCTGCACTAGCTCAATGGATAGAGCACCGGTTTACGGAACCGGGTGTCTGGGTTCGACTCCTGGGTGTAGCGCGAGAGCTAGGGCCATGATCCGGATCGCGGCCCTTGGACCAGTCGTCCGACCCTCCTCGTCATTCTAGATTCTGACGCTGGCAGGGCGGCCCTGGAAGGTCTTGGGAAACCGAGCCGCTCTCCCAATGTCTGGTAGCTCAGTTGGTCAGAGCGCCGTCCTGATAAGACGGAGGTCGCTGGTTCGAACCCAGCTCAGACAACGGCGCGGTTTCTCGTCGGACGGGCTTCAGCCTGCAAAGCTGATTGACTCGGGTTCGACTCCCGGCTGCGCTTCGACAAATAAATATCTTTGCTCGGATTAACCCCAGGATGTGCCCGTTAGCCTGGTCACTTGGTCCGAGCGTCGGCGGGGTGGCGCACGCCCGTGGTCGGCACAAGGGCCTGTAGCTCCAATGGAAGAGCGCCTCTTTTGCAAGGAGGAAGTTCTCGGTTCGAATCCGAGTGGGTCCACGGCGACAGTGCGCACTGTCGCAAGTCGAGACATGATCCGGTTCGACTCCGGTCGTGGGAAGCAGTAAGGGTGGCCACCCGACCTGTAGAGGGTTCGATTCCCGATAGGCGTCCATGTCTCGACGTTGCCGTGTTGGTCTAGTGGAATGACGCCTGATTCTCAGTCAGGAGATCGCGGGTTCGATCCCCGCACACGGTACGGCAGGAGTGCTCCAGAACCCTTACCTGGAGCTCTGGCTCATGCGAGCCGGGATGCGGAAGCGTACGCGTTGCGGAGAAACGCATCCCGGGGTGGCCTAGGCCGTAGTAGCGGCACCTGCACTCTTTTCTGAACGCCGCACCTTGACCGAAAGGCGATCATGCCCCCGCGCAACCCCTGCCCCCTGCGCTGTTCGGGAGATGACCCCTGCGGCCTCGGCAACGGTCACACTGCCGAGTGTGCCTGCGGTAGCCCCATCGCCTGCGGCTGCGCGCCGCTCCTCCAGCCTGCTGAAGACTGACCTGCCTCAGTGCCCTCGCGCTGGCCTCGTAGGTGCGAGATACCGCCTGCGCGCTGGCCTGGTAAACGCGACACGGCTTAGCTGTAATGCCTGCGCATGGGCTTCGTGATGCGACGTCACATCGCACGTACATGTGACTGCAACGCATGCGACAGATGTCGATGGACCATCAGTCCTCGACGACGGGCACATCTCCACTGAGGCTGAGGGAGACGAACTCGCCCATGGCGCCGTTGCGCGGGATCTGGGTGCGGTAGCCGGACATGCTGACCCTCTCCAAGCCCATGTCCTTGGCGAGATCGAGCACGGCGGCGGCGTCCTCCAGGTACTTTTCGTTCGAGGACTTCAGCTCGGCCTCCTGCCTCTCGTCGAGTCCATCCGTGACGACAACATTTGCACTCCAGGTCATGACGATTCCTCTCAAAAAGTAAATGCCTGCACGGAGGCCTTGTATCTATGGCACACGTGACAAGTGGACGTAGAGAGTAATACTTGCGCAGGGGTCTTTCCTGTGACCTGCGACCCCCTCCACAGACTCGCTCAGGTCGTCACCGGCACGTCGAAGATCCCGGCCGAGTCCACATAGAACTTGTCGGTGCTGGCTCCGCCTGTCGGCACTCCGACTCGAAGCGCCACAGTAACAGTGAGCGCCGGAGCGACCGCCCGGACGTCCACGGTCTGCCAGATGTCATCGACGATCGTCCGAATGGGCCCGGCGTAGGCACTGCCGATGAGTGCCACCGAGACGTCGTAGAACAGCAGCCACGCCTCCAGGGTGGTGGCGCTGCCGTCGGCGGCGTGGCGGAACGTCCATGCCTTGCCGACGTAGGTGTCCCCCGCGACGGCGGCCACCTTCAGCGACTGGCCATAACTGGGCCCGGCGCCGGACTGGGTGACCCTCATCGAGGTGCTGCCCTCGAAGGCGAAGGTCGCCGAGTTCGCCAGAGCCGCAGTGGTCCCGGCCCAGGAGCCGTTGGAACCCTCGAAGTCGTCGTCATGGCTGCCGGTGGTGAGCAGGTTCACGGCGCCCAGCGGGTAGTGGTAGCGCGTCGCGAGTACCCCGTCGTCCCGGACGAAGAACCGGTACTTGACCCCGTTCGGGGACTTCATGGTCGCGAAATTCGGCACGTCCACGTAATCGGTCGTGGTGCCGAGCCGGATCTGGTTGGCCTCGGTGGTGCCAGCCTCAGAACCGAGAGCCGTGGCATGAGCGTGAGCGGCGGAGCTACTGGACCCCAGGGCGGTCGCCCGGGTGGAGGTCGCCAGAGCGGACGCCCCCAGTGCGCTGGCATTGGTCGCAGAAGCCGCTGATTCGGTCCCTACGGCCGTGGCGGCGCTTGCCGAGGAGTCACTGCCGGTCCCGACCGCCAGAGTGTCCAGGACGCTCGCTGTGGCCCCTGATCCCACCGCCACGGAGTTGTTTCCGGTCGCTGCGGCGCCGTGCCCGGCGGAAGTGGCCTCATCCCCCGCTGCGGAGGCACTGTTGCCGAAGGTCACCGCCCCGGAGCCCGCAGAGGACGAGGAGGCGCCGACGGCGGTCGAGTCGGTCCCCAGGCCCGCGTGGGTCTGGTCGATGCTCGTGGCGGCGTTCAGGTCGATGTCGACGTCGGCGTAGATCACCTCGGAGTTGCCGGGCGCGGTGATCCCCAGGTCCACCCTCTGGCTGGTGCCGACGTAGATGTTGATCACGCCGTCCTCGGTGATGAACGGGTTCGTCATCGAGGAGACGGTGTCGTTGTCGGGGTAGATGGGGTCGGCGATCAGCGTGGTGGTGCCGGGCTGGAGCACCCGGACCGTGCTTTCGGGCAGCAGGTTGCCCAGACCGTCCTGGACGAGGGCCCGGTAATGAGCACGCAAGGTCACGATGACTCCTAGTAAGTGTTATTACCGATTTCATCGGTATAGACGTCGCCGCCGCCTTCGACGCCGTAATGACCCGGGTAGCCGTCCGAGTAGAGGTCCTCGTAGATCTCCGGCCCGACATCGGGGATGGCCGCCGCTGCTGCCACCAGAGCGTGCTCGTTGAGCCAGACGTCCGTTGCCGGAGTGGTGATGACGATGGGCGGGGCCAGCACGCCGCTGAGGGCGAACAGCTGCCGGTAACGGAACCACCAGTCCTGCGGGATCGGCTCATGCCAGGCCTGCCAGCGAGGATCGTCCGCGACCTTCGGGAAATGGTCGGTGGGGTTCAGGTTGGGGCCGCCGGAGACCCCCGGCTCCCGGCAGGGGATCCCGAGGTTCAGTGATCCATACCAGGGCCTGATGGCCACGGCCGACAGATGCAGGCCCGGCCGGTAGCCCGTGGCCCTCCACACCAGTCCGCGCCCGGCCGAGGGGGCCGCACTGGCACTGACCGGGAAGATGAACACCCCGTGAGGATCGTTGCGGATGTCGTAGACCGGCCAGAAGGTCGTGCCTCCGTCGTTGCTGAACTCCCAGACGATCGCGTCCTCGAACAGGCTGAGGTTGTCGATGAACCACTCGTCGCTGGTGTTGCCCCTCTGGATGAGTCGGACCGAGAGCTCTCCGTCGAGAGGAACGATCGTGAAGTCGAGAGCGTCCCAGGTGCCCTCTCCCTCGATGTCGTTCCAGTCTCCCAGGGCCTCGATGTCATCCCAGGTGGAGAGCTCCGGCTCGTCCCCCTCGCCGATGGTGTAGCCGACGAACCACTCGGTGACCTCGCCGCCGGAGACGTCCTGCTCGGCCTCGGCCACCACCCCGCCGAGCTGATCGACGATCTGGAGGATCAGGGGCTGGGTCAGGGCCGTGGCGGCGTAGACCCGGGCGGCGGCGTAGATGCGCCCGGCCGCCGTGGTGGAGACGGAGGTGGAGTAGGAGATGCCGCCGACGGCCGCATCCCCTGAGATGCCCTCCAGGTCGTCCCAGGTCGGCAGGTGAGGATCGCTGTTGGATCCCTCCAGGGCGTCCCAGGTGGGGAACATGGTCTGGAAGGTGTCCCAGTAGCGCCCGTTGTTGCGCCGGGTGATCTGGACCGTCGAGCCGATCGAGCTGTTGAACTCGTCAGAGAGTGCCAGCGGGGCGGCGTCGCCGAAGACCTCCCAGGCCCGGAAGAGCGGGTCTTGGAAGTCGGGATCGAACAACAGCTGGATCGCGTCGGACTGCTGGGTGGCCAGCTGGATTCCCCGGACCTGCCGCTTCGAGGAGAACACCACGCTGGTGGCGGTCACCGGGTTGCTCAGGCTGTGCGGGGTCCTCAGCATGCCGGTGGTGAAGTCCCAGGTCGTGATGGGATCGGCCGGGACGTTCAGGTGGAGCCGGTCACCGAAGAGCTCCAGGTACATCTCGGTGTCGTCGTTGTTGGCGTAGTCGACCCGGAACATCTCCATCTTGGCGATCGAGACGAAGTAGGCGACCCGGGAGGTGTGCAGGACCTCGACCGTCTCGTAGAAGTGCTGCTGCACCCCGGTGAAGCGGGGGATCGCCGTCGGCGACTGCCACGGCTGGAACTGATACATACCACCGAACTGCAAGAGCCGCTGGGCCGTGACGGGATCGGTGGCGTGCAAGGCCTCGGTCGGCAGAGCGGCCTGCTGGCTGGTCGGCTGAATGCCGCTCTGAGAGACCGTGTCGGCGTAGGTGATGAGCGGGGCGGTGTCCGTGGTCACCTGGCTGCCCACAGAGCCCGTGGGGACGGATGAGGCCGCTGCCGGGGCCGCCGCAGCGACCACCTGGGCGGGCCACATCTGCACCTTGCGGCTGACCGGCGTGTAGAGGTCGTAGGGCATCGGCGCCAGCTGGCTGAACTCGAACTTGAAGCAGCTGGCCACGACCGGGTCGAACTTCAGGCTGCCCTTGCGCAAGATGAAGTCCCGGCTGATCGGAGTCCAGGCCACGTCCTCGTAGACCGCTCCGGGGCCGCCGACGAAGCCGAAGGGGTTCAGCCCGCTGTTGGCCGTGGTCCCCAGGGTGAAGGAGACGTCGAAACGGAGCAGGGCGTTGTCGGTGGAGCCGTCGTCGTCCACGGCGTACTGAGGCTTCTGGACGTAGTCAGAGGCGTCGGTGACGAAGGCCACGACCCCCGCTGGGATCCCGCTGCCATCGAGTACCGACCCGAAGGACGCCGTCTCCTGCTTGAGGACCAGCGTCCTCAGGGTGAACGCCCCGGTGGCGATCATGTCCTCTGTCGCCACTCCGGACTCGGCGCCGAGCCGCAGAGCCGAGGAGGAGGAATGGCTCAGATCCGCATTGGAGATGATCGTCCCGATTTCGGGGATAAAGAAATATATATTAGTAGCGTCGTAGGAGACGACGAAGTACAGGCGCTCGTTGTACGAGAAGTCGAACTGCTGCTGCTTGATACTTCCGGTGCCCTCAAGGGTCAGCTGCCAGGTCTGGTCCCGCCAAGCCAGCTGAAGGGGTCCAGAGTCGAAGACGATATGGTCATCGGTATCCGTACTGTCGAACTGAGGCAGTATCTCCAGGCCTATCCAGAACGGCCGGTCCATCCGCCATTGGAAGCCTTGATTGTCAATGTCTAGATAAGAGATCTCGTCGGGGAATTTGAGTCCGTCGTTGATGACGATCGGGTCGGATACTCCGGCCGTCCGGGTGAAAGGGAATCCCAGGGGAGTGTCGACGGCGCCGAACGTGGTGGTGTCCGGCGGGGTCGAGGAGTAGTAGAGGTTGAACCGCACTCCCGAGGTGACCGGGGTCAGATCGAAGCTGTCGATGACCTGAGGAGCTCCGGCCGAATCCCGGGAGTCGACGTAGAGGTTCACCACGGCGTAGTTGAACGGCTGTGGCCCCGACTTCCAGACCCGGTCGTTCACCAGGTCGCTGGCCCGGTTCTCGCGCATGCTCAGCTCGACCGGTGAGCCCAGGATGTCGGTGACGGTCGTGAAGGACTCACGCTCGGTGATGATGTCCGGCTTGCGGTTGGTGAGCGGGACATCCTCCTTATTCCTGACGCGATAGCCGAAGTCGAGGTTACGGATGCCCAGGCTGTAGGGCGCGGGCTTACCCGCCGGAGTGACCGGCCCGCCCTGCGTCGAGCCGAACAGCCGGGTGCCCTGGAAACGGATCTTCGATGCGGTGAAGGGGCGGGTGTCGGCGTCGAAGTGGACCCAGTGATCCGCTCCGTAGTGGCTGGGGTGCATGTGCTGCTGGAGTGCGGCGGCGGCGCCGACCACGTGGGGGACAGACCCGTCGATGTAGAAACGGATGTCGTATCCGTTATCTCCGAGAATGGCCTTCCAGGTCTTTGTGGCCGCGTCCCAGTAGTGAATGTAGAAATGGTGCGGGAATTTCGGAAGGTCCAGTGAAACGTAGTTCATGAGCTTTGGCTTGGTCAGCGTCACGACGAGGTTCTCGGCCGCCGTGGTGTTGAGCAGACGTGGGGGAGAAGCCCAGAACCGGCTGTCGGAGGTGGAGGTCTGCCCGACGGAGCGCTGGGTGGCCAGACCATCGGACAGCGATGCGAGCGGGACACCTTCCGCGTACAGCGCCGAGACGGACGGGATACCGAAGTCACCAGGAAGCACGTCGACCATCGAGCAGCCCTTCAGCCGTGGGTGGGAACGGTCTTGCGAGGACCGGAATAGGGCGCCGCGACGGTTACGCCTTCACTGGCCACCCGGCCTGCGGCAGCCGTCTTCGGGTCGATCGTCGCAAATGTGGGCAAGTACGTTTTAGTGGTCTTATCCGGGAAGTGAACGACATCGTAGTCTTTGTTGTTGTTGCCAGACGATGCAACGGCGCCGACGACGTCTCCGACATAACTCCACTGCTGTCCTTGCGCCGAAGTGAATGCGGGGCGAGGCTGAGCCGAGTCGATGCCCTGAGGATTCGCCCGCCCGTCATAGGCGGGAACGATCGTGTTGTACCACTTCTTCACAACCGGCTTCGGAATGGCCTTTGAGCTGATCTCCCAATACTCCGAGTCCGCCGTGATCGCGGAGATCGGCGCCTTACGGTGCAGCGCCACACCCTCGGTGTTGACCGTGATGATGGTGTCGGCGGGCTTGAGGACATCGAGGACCCGCAGGATCCCCCAGGTGTCCTCCGCGAGCTGACGCTGACCCTCCACCGAGGAGTCGTAGACCTTCTTCGGCCGGATGACCACCTCGTTGCGCAGGTCGAGCCCGAGGTTGCCGTAGATGACGCTGCCCTCGATGTCGTCCCAGAGGGTGCCGTCGATGTCTCCCCAGGTGGCGAATCCGGCCTCGACGTCCGCCCAGGTGGTGGCGTCGATCGAGGCGCCCTGCCAGTCGAGCAGGGCCCAGGTCTCATAGACGTCGCACTCGACGTCCGTGAGGGCCTCCGCCATCGCCTGGAGACCCTGCGGGGTACCTCCCAGGGTGATGGCCAGCGCGAGCTTGACGATCCTCTCCCGGAAGATCGCGTCGGTGGCGTCGACCTCGTCCCAGCCGTCGGAGCTCGCCGTGCCCAGGTAGGGGTCCATCGGCAGAGAGCCGGACAGGCCTCGCTGAGCTCCGAACAGGGCGCCGTAGAAGCGGTCGATGTCGTAGAAGTGCGTGCTCGTCAGCACGGCCTGGAGCCGCACGATCAGCTGCCTCTTACGGAGCTGCCCGGCCCCGGCGTCCCCCAGCAATGTCTTGAGGAAGCGCACCAGGTGGCTGGAGTCGGAGAGGTCGTAGATCTCTTCCGGGAAGTGGTTCAGGCGCGTCGAGGAGGAAGCGCTGGGAGACAGCAGGCCGGTGGCGGTGCTGAGATCGGCCGGGAGCGGCTGGCTGGCGACCGTCTGGAGCTGGAGCAGCGAGGTGCTCGGAGTGTCGGGATAGTCGAAGATCGTAGTCGACTGATTAACAATATCTGGCATTTAGGGCGTCCAGCTGTTCTCGGCCTTGATTACCTGAACGGACAGTCCGAATGCGGGCACCTGCATGTCATCGAGAATGACGTCTTTCGCATATCCGTTGGTGTCCACGTAAGAAGCGACAACAGTTGATCCGATGATCTGCTGGATACCTACGGTGTAGTTGTTCGGAGATCCGCTGTCCCATCCAGATATGTCAGTTCCATGGAGGAACCGGACCGCGTCCACTCCGGGAACGTTGTGGACCACCTGGAGAATGTCCGACGCCTGCACCACGGCGTTGAATCCGAGCTTGCCCAGGAAATCCGCCAGGGCGACGTCGACGGCGGTCGAGGTCAGCGTCCGGTCGATCTTGTAGTCATAGATGACCGCGAGGTTGAACTTCAGGAAGATCTGCTTGGCCTGGTGGGCCTTGGCGTCACTCCCGGCCAGGCGCCAGGCGTCGATGTCCTGCTGCACCGCCCAGGGCACGTCGTTGTAGGTGTAGTCCGAGACGATCGAGAAGGCGGAGTTCAGCGTCGGCTGGTGAGCGGCGTCCCACTCCAGCCCGAAGCGAGAGTTGGTGTGCCAGCCGTTCGCGTTGTCCTCATGGACGATCTGGTAGGCGTAGGTGATCGATCCCGAGGTGGTACCCATGGCATGTGCCGGGGTGGCCAGGCCGTAGGTGGTGGCGCCGATGACGATCGTCGAGGGCAGGGTGACGATCGGCCCGAACGCCAGCGGGATGAAGACGTTGGCGGCGACCGGGCGAGTCCCGTCCGGACGAATATAATTATTCTTGTAGTAGATGCTGGTCGAGGTGTTCGAGAACGTCGCGGTGTTCTTAAAGATCAGCGACTGGCTGGCATCGATCGCCCGGGTGCCCGCGCACCAGACATCGATCCTGTTGGCGATGGCATTGACCGGATCATTGCGGCTGGCCGTGGGAACGTAGCCGAAGTCCAGGTCGATCAACGTGCCGTCGGGGAAGGTGGCGGTATCGATGATGACGACCTGGGGCGGGTTGTCAGTGGTGTCCCAGGTGTAGTGGATCCCCGGCACCGCGACGTCGCCGGTATCGATGTTCAGGCCCATCATCTGAGTGCCGTTGTAGACGTACTTGGCGTCCGCCACGGTGGAGATGGCCACTCCGGAGACGATCTGAAGCTGCTCGCGGCGCCGCTTGGCCGAGCCGACCACATTGGCCGAGGTGCAGTCGGGATCGTTGACGGCCACCCCGAGGAACATCGACTCGGTCCCGGCCATGTTGCGGAAGACGGTCTTCTTCCAGCGGTCCCGCAGCTGGTCGTCGGTCTCCTGGAAGCTGCCGCCGGTGAGGGTCGCCGCGTTCGTCACAGCGGTGATGCCGGTGAGAGGGGTGGCGATGGCCACCAGCGTCCCGGCCGGTAGGTCTCCGTCCGGCCCGGCCACCAGAGCCTGCACGGGCACGGTGACACTGAGCTGGCCGATCTCCATGATGCCCGTGGTGATGGTGAGCACCGAGACCATCGGGTCGGTGTTGCTGTTGACCTGGGTGTTGATGGGGACGACGGTGAAGGTTGTGCTGGCGGCACGGCTGAAGGTCACCGTTCCTGTCGCGCGCCGGGCGGGGTAGCGGGCCATCCCGAAGAGCTGGACGAAGGCGTCCAGATCAGCGTCCGTCTTGCTGTCGATATCGTACTGATAGGTCAGTATGTGGTTATCGACGTAAGCCTCGGAGACCACCTCTGCGGTGACATCGAGGATCTTGCGGGTGACCGTACCGGTCGAGGTGTCCAGATCAGGATCGGAGACGTTGAGCATCTGCCGCATCTGGCTGACGATGTCGCTTTGGCTGGCCATCTCAGATGCTCACCGTCCGGGTAAGAGTGACCTGCTGCTGGGAGCGGGTGGTCAAGGAGACCGCCACCCTGATGGTGTCGGCGTTCACCGTGGCGGTGATGGCGGTGACCTGGGAGATCACGTCGTCGGTCGTGTACCGGCTGCGCACCCCTCCCAGAGAGTCGGCGACCACCTCGTCCTGCTGGATCGCGATGTACTGCGCGATGACTCTGGCCACCTCCGCACGGACCATCATCTCCAGGTCAGGGGTGAGAGGAGTGCCGACGTAGTTGGGCAGCACCGAACCCCAGGTGGGGTGGAACCGGTCATTGCCGTAGGGCTCACCGAGAGCCAGCGCGAGGTCCTGCCGGATCTTGGGAGTGCCGGTGATCGTCTGATGACCGGCCGGGCCCACGACGAGATCGCCGCCGCGCAAAGCCAGTGTCTTCATGCCCCATCACCCCTTCTCCTCTTCTTCGTCCGCCCGCCGTCCCCGACAGTTCAGTCCGTGGAGAAGGAGATGACGTCGAGACCCACCCAACCCGGCCTGGTCGCGCCCGAGCCTGGAGCGATGGGGTTGATCAGCCTCACCTCTCCATTGGCGAACACGCTGAGCTGAGCGTCGTAGGGGTTGGTCAAGGTCTGCTGGATCGACGGGCGGAAATTGGCGTTCACCGGCGGCCAGTAGCCAACCGGCAAGGTGAAAATGACCGAGTTGGTGACCCAGCCTCCTGAGGCGGGGACCACCATTCCTCGTACGTTCACGAGGTTGTCAGGACTGATGCGGTATTGCGCCGGGCCCCATCCGGCCGTGGCCGTGTAGGTGCTCCAGTTCGCGGTGTAAGTAGCGTCGTGCCACTCATCACGGATGACCTCGAACTGGTCGAGCGAGCTGCCGACGAAGGCCGCCAGGGACCAGAAGCCCAGCGTCTGATCCGCCAGCCAGACCTCCCCGACTTTCGGGATCCGGCCCTTGGCCCGCTGGAGAAACAGCGACATGGACAGCTGGGTCCGCTGCTGGCGGTCCACCGACATCACGCGGTTCTGTGCGATGTCGACCTCGGTGATGTCCACGACCTTGATATTGAAGCCGAGGGAATTGGTCAGTGGTGCCACGGATGCGGCGGCGGCCCCCATCAGCTACCTCCCAGGTTCTGGCCGCCGAGACCTCCGGCGATAGGCAGTCCGATCAGGGCGCCGGAATTGTCGCCCTTCTTATCCGACAAGCGGGCAGGGGCGGCGATGTTGACCGAGGTCGTGAAGCCGCCATCCTTACCGAACTTGAAGCTGTGTGTAACCGTAGTCACATATGCCTGAAAATTGAAATCAGGGATTTTGATGAGCATACCGGGCCACATCTCTGGCATGAATGTCAGAGGGACGGTGGCATTGTATTGATACGCCCATTGCCTCATGAAAAGGAACAGCGCGGAGAAGAACTCACCCTTGGGCCCGACCACTCCAGGCATCTGCTGGAAGTCCGGTCGTGCGCCGAATCTCTTGAATACGTAGTTGATGAACTTCTGCGCCTCGGCCTGAGTCGGCTCCAGCCCGAACAGCGCGAACATGATCGAGGGTATGTCGATCGTCGCGATGCCCACCGTGGTGACCACCTGCAAGGGATCGGCCGGGCTCACCGAGCCGCTCAGCAGATCGAGGGACTGGTGACTCTGCGGTGCCACGGTGTACTGGTGGGTGACGAAGAAGTCGTCCGACCACTCCACCGAGAAGTCCATCAGCTCGATCGGCTGGATCACCATCGAGGCCGCCGTGCCCCAGATCCCGTAGTAGTCCGGGAACCACGCGATGAGGTCCCCGTTGGGCGCCGAGCAGAACGAGCGCATCGTCGAGCCGAACATGTTCTTGAGGTAGGGCAGGAACGGCTGGTCGTTCAGCAGCGCCCGCACGCCCGCCAAGGCCTCTGAACCGGCCGTGTCGATCTCGAACTGGGGCACCCAGGGGTTGTTGCCGAAGAGCTTGTCGTAGCTGTCATTGGGGTTGTACCAGGGCTGCTGATTGGCCGTGCCGACCTGGACGCCCGGGTTGACCGTGGTGCCATCGCTGGTGGCCCCGCCCGTGCCCCCGATCGTGCCGACGCCCCCGCCGTCGGCGGAGTAGTCCACGCCTTGCAGCAGGCCGCCGCCGCCGGACCAGTAGCTCGGGGAGTTGCTGACCACGCTGCAATAGGTGCCGGTGTGGTGGGCTCCGACCGTGTGCCTGCCGTCCCCGACGCTCATCTCGACGTGGTGCGCCGGAGTACCGACGAAGACCAGGGCTCCCCGGGTCTTCAGGGCCTGCGCCGCGCTGATCCGCTTGCACCAGCTCTGCTGGGACTGCGACACCCGGGGAAGCCCGTTGAGCTTGCCCATGGCGTGGTAGTAGACCCATTGGACGAAGCTGGAACAGTCCAGCCGGGTCGGCACAGCGGTCTGCGGAGCGGAGTCCCCACCGAGCTGGTAGGGGATGTGGGGATGGTCCTGCACCAGCTTCAGGGCCGTGCCGATGACGTCGGCGCCGGTGCCCTTCCCGGCCTTCCAGTTGTTGCTCTGATTGGCGAAGGTCGGGTCAGAGCCCAGTGAGGTGCCCCCAGCGCCCTTCACGAGCACGTTGACGACCGCTGTGGCCATCGGCTGGTGCCGGGTGTAGATGCCGCCAGCTGAGTCCGCTGAGCGCTCCACACGCTGTGCGCACTGCCCGAGTGAGAGCTTGTCCCGGCCGCCCATGGCCAGCAGCCGCTTGTAGAACTGCTGCGAGGCGTAGACCGGGTTCATGCACTGGGCCTTGGTGCCCCAGCCCTGGCTCGGGCGTTCCTGGAACAGGCCGACGGAGTCACGGTCGCCGTGGTCGAGGTTGATCAGGCTGGACTCGGCCGCCGCTGCCATGATGGCGATGGTGGCATCCCGGCTGTTGGCCCCCATGCCGACGCCGGTGTTGTAGATGATCTCGGCGTTACCGGCCTGGGTCGCCGACAGGCTCTCTCCGCCATAGGTGCCGGGCTTGAGGGTGCCAGAGGTGACCGTGCCGCCGTTGACCACCCCTCCGACCGACCCGGCGCCGCCAAGGATCGCGTAGAACTGCTGGGCCAGCGCGTCCGCCTCTTCGGCCTTGGCGTCGACATCCTTGGCGATCTTGTAGGCGAACTTGAACCAGTCCTGCGGGATCCCTCCGATGTGCACCTTCGAGGACGGCCAGCCGACGACGGTGTCGAGCAGCGTCAGGGCGGCGTTGGTCACGCCTCCGTCGTTGGTGTTCTTGACGGCTTGCAGGCCCTGGTTCACCAGGTTCTGGGAGGCCTCCAGACCTGGATCCCAGTACCAGTACTGAAGCCTCTTCAGGGAGCAGCTGGCGGCCATCTCGACCCTCGTCGGCCAGGCCGTGATCAGGGGAACCGAGTTCAGGTAGCCGGTGAAGACCCGCAGCCATGTGAAGCGCTTCATCATCACGGCGATCCGGTCGTTCGGAGCGAAGACCCCGTCGTACTTGCGCCGGGCGTTCTGAAGGCCGAACTCGAACGTTGACACGCCGTCCGATCGACGTGTCAACGTTCCGTCGGTGAGGTCCTCACTGATGTCGAGCGTGCCGTGCTTCTCACTGGCGACATAGACCTTGACCCCAGGACCGTAAATTAGCGTAGAGATGGCGATACCTCACTTAGTCGGAGAAATATCTCCACCATTGGGAACTCCGCCAGGCAGCGGCTGACCCCACTCGTCGTTGAACTGGCTCGGGTCTCCGGGGTAGACAATATGGTCATAAACGCCTGGGGCCGAATCCCCACCCAGTTGAGTACCGATTGGGTAGAAGTATTGAATAGCAGGATCCTTGGCGAACGAGGACCATTTGTTGTCCACCGCAGAGGTGTCCGGAGCGGCCGTCTGTCCCGGGCTGATCGCGGGCTCGAAGACGATCGTCGGCTGGAACACCAGGGAACCGATGTGATCCCCCCACTCGTATCCCTCCAGCGGCACGCCCTTGCTGAGGAAGCTCCGGGAGGGTGCGTTCACCGTCATCGAGGGAAAGCTGGTGGCGGCCAGATCAGGATCGATGGCGTAGGAGGCGTAGGAGGCCATCCAGTTGGTGAAGCTGCGGCGCTCGTCCCAGCCCACGAGCTGCACCGTGATGGCGAACCTCTGGGGGGCGACCCGGTGGGGATAGAAGGCCCGATGCGAACGGGCCTGGCTCTCGTCGGAGACCATCGCCACACCGTGGGTCACCCCGTTGCAGCGCACCTGATAGACGTAAGTGGACGAGCCCCGTAGGTAGGAGAGCGTGCAGTTGAGGCCGAACCTCGTCACGTAGCGCCTCCCTCCGCGAAATCGTCTCTACAACCCTTCATCGCCCCTGACGACGTTCTGGCTGGGGTCCTGGGGCGCGAAGTGCGGAATACGCAGCTCGCGATACTCCGCCTCGGTGATCCCATGGGCCAGTCCGAACGGGGTGAAGACCCACCCGAACATCTCCACCATCGGAGGATGCTCACTGGGCTCGGGCATCGAGACCGGAGTGTCGGCCGCCCAGACGGGCTTCTGTGTGGACATGATCGCTCCTTAATTAATTACTTTGTCGGAGAGATGTCCTCACCGTTGGGAACGCCCCCAGACTTGGGCGTTGCTGCACCACCGGTGACGTGTCCATTGTATTCGGAGAAATGCCAGCCAATGCCGTCGGATATACGGGACACATACTCTTCAATCGCCTGTGCACGCTTCTTGCTGAGCACTCCATGACTCGTCCCGGCGACGACGAGTGCATCGCTCAGTTCCTCGACGATGAAAAGGGTGAGGGAGTAATTGTGAGCGAACTTCCCCACGGAATGGGTGATGGAGCCCCCGCCGTCGGGATCAGAAAAGTCTTTGACGTACACGCTGAAACGCCAGTTTTTCGGCGAATAGGTGAAGATCGCGGGCCTGTGCATCAGGCCGGGCTTCGTCGAATCCTTGGACTGGAATTCCATAATGGCGCTGATGGTCTTGAAGAACGCCTCTGCCTGGCGCCAGCTCTCGCCCTGTGATCCTGCCGAGTGATCCTGCCCGAAGCTGCCCTGCACCACGAGGTCATCGAGGTAGGCGCCGACGACCTGGATGACCCTTCCGCCGACGGTCTCGGTGACGGCGGTCTGGACGGACCACTTCCAGTCGATAGCATTCGGATCTATCCGAAAAGTGATTTTCGGACCATCTGAAAATCCTAGCGTTGCCAGGCCCATCCGCGCTCACCGCCTTGCTCGCCAAAGATTCCAGTGCTAACCTGCTTGCAGGTGGTCCTCTTCCCGAAACGCCTCAAGCCCGGGTGGATTGATGTGAGGCCCACTGTCCCTCCGGGGACTTTGGCCCCGTCACTCATCCGGGGGGTGTGAGTGACGGGGCCGCAGCTTTTCAAATACCTACGTGATGGCCCCTTATCACGACGTGCATGCTTTCCGATCACGGTCTGCTCGATTGTGTTCCATAAGGATTCTGTGGAACGGTTCCCGTAGTAGCTGCTGAGTTGTTGTTGTTCGGCAGCAATAGAAGTAGTTTCTTCGCTTCTGGCGACAGGTCGATGATCGTACGCGGCGCATTCGCGGTGCTCTTGCTCTCCGGGTGCTTCTTCTGCCAGTCCTTCAGCGACTGGCCGACCTTTCCACCGGCGTCGCTCTTCAATTCCGAAGAAGCGTCCCGGTTGAGGTCCACAATGCCACCGGTGATGTCGGCGACCTTCTGGCCCTTCTGGTCCCCGTCGATGATCGTGGCGTTACCGGAAGCGAGCTCGTTGGGGAAGTTCCTCATGGCGTCGGCGAAGGACATCACCCGCATGCCGGTCTTGGTGTTGACCTGCACGTGGATGTTGTTCGGGTCGTCCACGCTCTGGATCAGCTTCTCCAGCACGGGATCGCGCATCCCGGTCTTCGCCGACTGCTTCTGGTAGACCTTGCCCGCGTTGTTGTCCGGGTGAAGTCCGGTCATCTTCCCGATGACCCCCCAGGTGTCACCGGTCTGGGCCGTACCGAGCTTGGCGAAGGCCGTCGCGTCCTGCATGGAGGCAGGGCTCTTGATGTCGACGGTCTTGGCGGTCTGCTTGTAGGGCTGGGTGGCCGAGGTCTGAGCCTGGGCGTGCGCCGCCTCGTTGTCCCCGGCGATCTGCCGGACGATCCAGGACATGACCGTGTTCTCGTCGAGCTGCCAGCCCGAGAGCTGGCTGAAGACCTGGGCCCACACATGCAGGTCGATGTTCGAGCGGGTCTGCCAGCGGTTCAGGAACTCGTTGCCGACCTGGGTGGCCTTCTGGTCGTCGAGGGTCTTGGAGCCGCCGTAGCTCTCGATGATCGACTTGATGTCGTCGATCTGTTCCTGGGAGAGCAGGTCCTTGATCCGCTGCATGTTGTTGCCCGAGGCCATGCGCAGGTACTCCTGGGGCTGAGTGCGCATGAGGTACTGCGTCTGCCCCGGGGTGATCCCGGTCATCCCGCCGAGCATGTACTGCATGTTCGGGCTCATCACGCCCGTGTTGTCGGTGTTCTGGAAGGACCGGCCGTAGGAGGCCTTGGTCGAGGTGAGGGCACCGGCCAGCACAGGAGACCCGGCCCCGGCGCCCTGCCCGATGGCCGCTCCCAGAGCCTGGTTGAACTGGTCGCGCATCTGCTTGGCGTTGACGCCCGCCTGCCCGGCGGTGTCGGAGACGTCCTTCAGGGCCGTCGAGAGGCTGCTGAAGCTCACCGTGGCGTTCTGGGTGGCGGTCTCCAGGATCTTGACCGACTCCCCGATGTCCATGCCCCGGGAGTTGTAGTTGTGGTAGTTGAAGTTCAGCGCGGCCTGGCGGTTCTGCATCATACCGTCCGGCTGCTTGCCGGAGAAGCCCAGGGCCGTCACGGCCTGGAAGGACTCCCGGGCGGCCGACTCGGACATGCCGAAGCCCGTGGTCCAGCGATAGGCCTCCTCGTGCATCCGCTCTTGGAACCCGGCGGCGTTGGTCCCGCCCTCGGTGCTCTGGTAGACCCGGTTCTTCTCGCGCTGATCGAGGTAGGTCCCCTTGGCCTTCGTGCCGCCGGATAGGGCGAGGCCGACGACGGGCAGGTTGCTCGCCGCGTGCATCAGACCTGAGGTCGTGCCGCCGCTCAGGGCGATCCTGGCACCGAGCTGCTGGAGGTTCGTGCCTCCAGGAGGCGGTGTCGGCTGGGAGCGGGGCTGCGTGCCGCTCGGAGGGATCGGGTTGGGACCTGGAGGCTGCTGAGGACCTCCGCCTCCTCCACCTCCGCCGCCGCCACCTTGACCGCCGCCCCCGCCCCCTCCTGTACCGCCCCCAGAGCCTCCCTGACCGCCTCCGCCGCCGCCTTGGGTCTGTGTGGTGGTCATGCCGTTCTGCGCGCTGTAGAGCGGCACTCCGGCGATGGCCTGGCCGATCTGCTGGGCCGCGTAGGACTGGGCGTGAGCGAAGGAGCTCAAGGCCTGCATGCCGGAGACCCTGACCATTCCGGCGGTGTTGTTGTAGTTGATCGCGCCCGAGCGGGCCAGGGCCTTCAGCGTGTTCACGTTCATCTGGGGCATCGAGCCCTGAGCGTGGTAGGCCGCGCTGACCTCAGGGGAGTTGGCGGCGCCGTAGCGGGACTCCATGTCGAGCGTGGCCCGCACGGCGTTGTTGGTCTGGAGCATCGTCTGGGTCAGTGCGTCGATGCTGCTGGAGACGCCCTGAAAGGCCTGAGCCAGGTTGAAGTTGGTGTCAGGGTTGACCGAGCGGTCCGGCGGGGGTGGCGTCGTCATGGCTCAGATCCATTCTCCGTCGTCCGGCACCATCGACACCGGGCCCGTCGCCTGCCCTGGGGCCTCCGGCCGGGCCACACTCGGCTCCTCGTGAACCGAGATCGTCTTGAACTGCTCCAGCATCTGGTTCATCCGCTCGAACTCCTCGATGCCGCCGCCGTCGGACGGCGAGTGGAAGTCCACCTGGGAGTAGTCGTAGACGATGTCCTCCGCTGCCGCGCCCTTGGGCTCGACGTCGGTGGCGAAGTACTCGGGGAAGGCCTGAGAAGGCTCCAGAGCGCCTGAGGTGACCAGCATGACCCGGAGCTGACGATCCTCGGCTTCAGCCCGCTGGCGCCGGTCCATGCTCTCCAGCAGAGCCACCCCGTACTCCTGCACCTGGCTCAGCCTCAGTCCTCGGAGGAGTCCTCTTCGATCGAGGAGCCGGAGCTCCCGTTCGAGCCAGGGGTCGAGTTCGCCCCCTGGCCTGATGCTTTTTCCATCTCCTCCACCACCTCCCGGACCCTGGTCTCCAGCGCCAGGAACTCGGAGTAGACCCGGTCGATGGTGACGTCGAACCAGCGGTGCTGGACGTACTGGAAGCGCTGGTGCGCCCAGGCGTCGCTGCCGTCCTCACCGATCGGGACCGGCAGGCCGACTCCGTCCACCGTCTGCACCGCGAGTGAGACGATCGCGGTGAAATAGGCCCGTTGAGCCCCGATGGTGTTGTCCCACCTCTTGGTGAGCAGCGGGACCAGCAGCACCTCGGCGGTGGTCAGTGTGCGAATGCAGAACTTGTGACCGAGCCATTCGAAGGTCTCTGAGAGCGCGCCAATGTAGGCCAGGCCGTTGAAATCGTCCTGATACTTCGGATCGAAGGTCGGCAATTCCTTCTCGGTACCGTCGGCCGACGGGATACCGGAAGGCAATGGCAGCGCACTCGGATCGAAGGTGCCGTATTGTTCACTCATTCAGAAATCCCCCTTATCACTGCAAAGCACTACTGTGGGTGTAGGCCACTGTAATGCCCTTTGTGACCGCGAGGGCTCCGACCGTGATGGTGTCTCCGTCGTTGATGTCGACGACGACGCAATTGTGGTAGATCTTGCCTCTCCAGGAGCCTGGAGAGTTCTCCGTGCCGGGCGGCTTGATGATGGTCTGGCAGGTGACGTACGAAGGGTCACGCGCCAAGGCCTCGAAGATGTCGACGATGTTCTGGCTCTTGGCCAGGCCCTGGAGCTGCTGCCAGACCGGGGCGTTCCAGAGCTCGCGAATGGTCAGCATCAGCGTGGCACCGGCCAGCACCCGGCTGGTGGCGATCTCCACCGGGTGCCGGTAGCCGAGCGGGTGGATGAACTGGTGTGGCTGGCCGAGGTCGCTGAAGGCCCGCTGGCCGCTGTCCTCCGCGCCCTCAAGGAACGCGATGGGCTTGCCTTGGTACAGGAACGTGGAGTAGCCGCTTCCGACCACCCTGACCCTAGTCTGCGGCACGTGAGTCCCTTTCTCCTGATCAGTCCGTCTTAGGCGTTGGCCAGGACACCGGTGGTCGTGGTGACGTCACCGCTGGTCAGGTCCACCTGGAATGCGACCGTGATGTAGTTCAGGGGCACCGCCGGGGCGTAACTGAACTTGCAGTTGATCACCGTTGGATCGCCTGAGGCCAGGGTCTGCTGAAGCACCCCGACGTTGGTGTAGCTGACGATCACCGCCTGGAGGACGGCCTGCTCCAGGATCGAGACCAGAGCGGCCTTGACCCGCATGACCATGTCGGCGTCGAGCGGCTGGCCGATGAGCTGGGCCGACTCCATGCCGATCTGGACGAGCTGGAAGAGCGTGTCGGCGATGCGCACCATGGAGATCTCACGGGTGTTGACCCCGGTCATGTCCGTGGTGACACCGTGCCGGACGACGATCTGGCCCTGGCGGCTGATCTCCGCGACACAGACACCGTTCGAGCTCAGGCCGTCCTTGAACAGCCGGGTCATCATCTGCTGCTGCGGGGCGTTGAAGCCGACGAACGAGGAGACCGTCCGCTTGGTCAGCCCGAACTGAGGATTCAGCGAGCTCAGCAGGCCGCCCAGCGCGGCGGCCAGGAAGCAGCCCCCGACCGTGGTGGTCTGGTTGGTCAGCCCGTTGAAGAGCTGGAGCTGGAACGGATAGGTCAGCACGACCCTCTTGGAGAAGATCGCCGCCGCCAGGTTGTCGACCGACAGATCAGACTCGGAGTAGTTGCGCGGCGGCCCGAAGAAGCCGATGCGGCCGTAGCCGTCGGCGGTGGCGTTCTCGCAGTGCGTGGCCAGGTCCTGGGCCAGTCCCGTCGTCAGGGCCGCCACGGTGCCCGAGGAGACCGTCAGGTCGTCGGGGAAGACCGGCACGATGATCGTGGCGGAGTAGTTCGTGATGACCTTGTTGTAGGCCACCTGGAACTGTGTGCGCAGGTCGCCGTCGGACGGGTTGAGAGCCAGCAGGATGAGGCGTCCCGCGCCGTTCTCGAAGGCCACCTTGGCACCCAGGGACAGCGGGCTGTCGACCTGAGAGGTGTTGGGGTTGGCCGGTGGCTGGGTCAGCAGCGGCAGGCCGTAGGAGGCCGTCACCGCGTCGTAGTTCTCCACCACCTGAGGCTGGTAGTAGGAGCTGTCGGCGAAGTGGTAGAAGATCGTGACGATGTCACCATCGGCCACCGTCGAGGACGAGCTGATCCGGTTGATCGTGGTCACGGCGTTGGCCGTGCCGCCGGGCCCGCTGGAGTCGACGACCAGCGCGTAGTCGGTGTCGACGACCAGCACCGTGCCGTCCTGCTTGGTCACCACCGGCGCCGCGATGGCAGGAGGTCCCGTGACCGCAGTGGTGAAGACTCCCCGGTAGGTCAGCGCCTCGGGGGAGGCGGTGCTGATCTCCAGGGACTGCGTGGCGGTCTGGAACCCCAGGGCTGGCCCGATGATGCAGGTGATGGAGCTGAAGATGTTTCCAGGCGTCACCAACGGGTTCGTCGTGTCCTGGACATACACCCCAGGCGGATTATATTGCGTGAAATCCGTCAACTTAGACTCTCCTCATTGGTCGCCTCACCCCTTCTTGGCAGGAGCCAGGCCGCCGACAGGAGAAGGGGTCAGATCCAGTCCCCAGGCTCGTAGTTCTTCACCGTCGTGACCCGGAAGTCCTCATCGGTCTGCTCTTCATCGGTGTAGGCCGTCGAGACGATCTTGCTGAGCAGAAGCGGTGCGCCGGTAGTCGGTTCCACGACGAATTCGCCGAGCATCTGGAGACTGCACGAACGCTCGTAAGTGACGTCGTCACTGCCCCAGGGAGTGCCGGGCGCGGCTGTTTCCCCCTGGGCCTCGATGCGGTCGAGATCGAAGTTCGCCGCGATGTATTCGTTGGTCTCGACGTAGGTACGGAATTGAGCCGTCGTCTGGTCCTGATGACCGAAGGCGATGACCCTGATCAGCTCGTCGTAGATCGTGTCCCGTTCCAGGGAGGTGAAGGCGACGATCGTGAACGTCACATTGCCCTGGAAGCGCCACCGTGTGTAGGGGCGCATCTCGTCGTCGTACTCGACGTGGGAGATACCGGCGATCTGAAGCGGGGCGGCGTCCTGATAGCCGACCCAGATGCCCGGGTAGTTCTGCTGTTTCACCGGGTACTCAATCGAGATCCACAGATCCCGCAGGTTCTCGTTGGGGTACTCCGCGTCGAATACCGTCTTCAGGGCAGTGACGATCATCGCCTTGGTACGGGTTAGGTACATTACGTCACCAGCTCCGTCGCCTTTGTGGCCTTCTTCTTGAAATGATTGACATGCTGGCAAGGGCAGTAATGAGCCGTCGCGAAGTCAGGAAGTGAATCCGCCATCTTGATGGGATCCATTTCGAGCTCCTTGCATTCCGCGCACTTACCCTGCGAGCATTCGGGGCAGATCATTCCATGTCCTTGTCAGAAGCGGGCCCGCCAGTTTCGATCGGCCACGTAGATGCGCGTGGGAAGAATGCCGTTCCATTGTGCGGCGAGCGTTATCGAGTTATTGAGGAACTTACGGGGGGCGATCCCCGGGTGCCTCCATTTAACACCAACGTTCCCCGCTGCGATCTGTCCGCCCTTCTTGCCCTCCCGGGTCTGAGGGGCACCGGCCTCACGCCTGCCGATGCGCCCGGGGGCGCCCGGGTAGGAGGCGGGCACGGTCGTCTTCTCGATCGCACCGGTGTAGCGGTTACGGCGCGTCACGACCTTGGTGGCGCCGATCTGGGCGACCTTCCGGAAGATCAGGATCTGGAGCTTGCCACTGAGGGTGACCCGCGTCTTGGCCTTGGGATTCTTGAGCCGTTCGGTGCCGGTAGGGTCGTCGATCCACATGGGGATGGTCTTGCCAGCGAGGTTGTACATGGTGAACGGCCGGATGCCGTTCTCCTGGAACCAGACGTAGGAATCGGCGAACCCGATGCCGAAGAACCCCTTGCCGTACAGCGGGAAGATCCGGCTGGCGCTGTATCCCGTGAGCTTGGGCATCTTCTTGCGGGCCTCGGACACGGCCATGTTGGCGATGATCCTGGCCCGGCCGCCGGACAGTCCCGGCACCAGCATGATGAGCCGGTCGGGGTTCTCCGTCAGCCTGAATTCGGCGGTCTCCAGGAGCACGGGTCAGTCCCCCGTGCCGAAGGGCTCGTCCTCATCGATGTCGCCGGGCCACTCGTACTGCCTCACCGGCACATGGGTCCGACCGGCCTTCTGGGCCGCCAGGATCCGCGTGTGACCGTTCTCGATGGTCGGCGGGTCGTTCTCGTAGTCCACCCGCACCGGCTTGCGCACACCACGCTTGGCGATGTCGGCGACGAAGGCCTTCACCTTGGGGTGATCCCAGTCGAAGTTGTCGTGCACCTCCTGCCAGGTGGGAAAGTCGGTCGGCTGAAAGGACAGCAACCGCTCGATGGGCTCATGCCGCACCGATGCCTTGACCCAGAGCAGGCTCACATCTCCCCCATCAGGAACGGCAGGAAGGCGCCCTTGGGCACCGTGGCTGTGACTGCGGCCTGGATCTCGATGGCCGCCATGGCCCATTTCTGAGTGGCGGGCAGCGTCATGCCATAAGTCTGGGAACCCGCCACGGCGGCGGTCTGGTAGGCGTAGTACATGACGCCATCCGTGCCGCTGCTGCCGTCGGCCAGCCCGTCGTTGGTGGCGCTGGAGCGATAGGCCGCCGTGGCGGGGTTGACGCTCTGAGCGTCCCCATTGAGCCACGAGACGACCGAGTTGGTGCCCACCGTGGTGATGGTGTCCAAGGGAGCCGAGGCCCCGGCGTTGAGCGCTGAGTGCGTCGCGGGGCTGGCAGCGATCTGTGCGCCGCTCCAGCGTTCGACCGTCATCGAGTGGTAGCTGGAGGCCGCCGGGGCCGACAGTGTCACCGCCATGGAGCCGGGAGAGGTCCCCACGGTCGTGGTGTGAATCCGGCCGTAGGTCGAGAAGCCACCCCCCGCGATGACGACCCGGGAGGTGTAGGTCAGGCTGCCGCCGCTCGGTGTTCCCGCTGCTGTCCCTGTGTCCCACGTCTGCGCCTTGACGACGATGACCTCGCCGTCGGCCGGAGTGAAGCTGGAGGTCACCAGCGTGGCGCTGTTACCTGCGATCGGGGACTGCAAGAAGTAGCTCGCAACGAGCGTCGGCGCCATTAGTAACCCTTAACAAAAGCGACTACATACCACTTTCCAGCCGTACTGTTGTAAACGGCACCGAGGAAGTCTCGCTTGTTGATCGTGGTGGTGAGCGTGACGGCGGTGATGTCGGTGCCCAGCGCGAAGTTGGTATCCAGGGTGATGGTCCGGGTGCCCGTGCCGTCCTGGATGAGCTCCCAGATGGCCCGCTGGCCGTCGGTGGGATTGGTCGGGTTGCCCAGAGTCCTGTTGCCCCCCAGCGTCACCCGGAAGTGATTTCCGGCAGCTGCGTTGGTGGCGATCGTGGCTGCGTCGGTCAGGGTCACCGGCGGGCAGACGGCCGGGCCCAGGAGCTTCTTGGTCATCCGATGATCGTGACCTTCAGAGAGTTGCTGGACTGGGTGGCGCCGAAGGTGAGGGTAAGGGTGTTGTTGTCGGTGGCCACTGCGTCGGCCACCACTTCGGCGTTGGTGGAGGCGTCCCGGAGCATGTAGGTGATGTCGGAGGTGCCGAGGTTGTGGCTGATGGCCCAGGTGGTCGAGCCGGAGCCGGGACCGGTGCCGGTGACCTTGGTGAGCCCGCCGCCGATCGGCAGCTTCGAGAACGCCAGCGAGGTCGAGCCGATGGTGATGGCGCCGTCGGTGGTCAGGATCCAGACCGTGTCGGCATTGGCCGTACCCGCCTCGACGGCGACCGTCATGCCGCCGGTGACCTCACCGGCGGAGTCGGCGTCGATCGCCCGGGTGGGAGCACCTGAGGCGTTGACCGTGTAGATGCCGTTCTCAGCGCCCGAGGTCTGATTCTTCAGCAGGATGCGATCGTTGGTGGCCAGCGTGACGCCGTCCACCGTCTGGCTGTTGGCGAAGGCCGTGGCCAGGGTGCCGGTCGCCGTGGTGGCGACCCGGACCGAGTCCTTCCAGTCCAGGCCGGACTTCAAGGCGGTGAGCTGACCCACCGTGGCGCCGTCGGTGGCGGCCGTGCCGTCGGCCATGCTGACGATCTTCTGGGAGCCCAGGGAGACCGAGGCGGTGGGGGCGCTGATCTGGTCGAGGCGTCCCAGCAGCACCGTCACGCCGTTCAGCCGGACCTTCAGCGTGTTGCTGACACTGTTGACCCAGATCTGGCCGTTGACCGGTGATGCGGGATCGGTTCCCAGAATCTGGACGACCGCGTTCTGGATCTCCTGTTGGTTCAGGTTGATCGGGGTGAGAAAGCTCTTGGACACCGAACACTCCTAGCTGAGGTAAGCCTTACCTGAGAACGGCACGGCGAAGGTGATCTGTACCTGGTTGGGGGCCGGGTAGGAGATCTCGCCCTCCACCTCGGTCCCGGCGGAGTCCACGACCATGACCCCTGCCGGGTAGTAGCCGAGATCATGGGTGATGAGCCACACGCTGGATGCGCTGGACTGGGTGAATGTGAAGGATCCGCCGCTGGTTCCTGGCGGTCCTTGCGGGCCGGGCACGTCATCTCCTCCTGCGGGGGCAACAGCCCCTTCGATCGAGGCGATGTCCGTTTCACCCGGGATGAGCGGAGCGCGGATGTCCTCGAATGCGGACAGATTCCGGGGGTAACGCCCGACAGCGGTCAGCACGGATGTGAGCCGCACCGAGTCGGGCGGGATGATGTACGAGACATCAGCCGGGTCCTGGATCACCGCTCGGGCATGGTTGTAGCCGATCGCCGTGCTGGTCTGCCAGGGAGTCGCGAAGCCGGTCCGCAGCGTCACCCGCTGAGGGGCGCGCAGGGCAAAGCGGTCGCCGGTGATCCGGAAGAGGTAGTCGCCGGTGCGCACCCGGAAGTCGATCGTGGACTCGATGTCCGCGTCGTCCTCGTTGATCACACCGCGTGAGTGCTGGCGCATGTTCTTGTCGGTGTCACCGAAGATCACCGGACGGATGATGAGGGCCTTGTAGCCGCCCTCGAAAGTCGTCCCGAAGCACTCGGGGCATTTCTCCTGATCGCCCTGACCGTAAACGTCAGAGATGCCGCCCAGCTGGACATAGCAGCGGTTGCAACGGTCCACCAGACCGTTGGTGAAGTCGTCGAGCGTCCACATCAGGCAGAACATGGCGAGCTCTCCGAGCTGCCACAGCGCCTCTGTGTGGCGCATGCGTTCCTGCTCGACAGCCCAGTTCTGGGTGTCGCGAAGCCAGTACGGCGCCACGGTGTGCGTCACGACTCACCCCCTCACCTCTTCGTGGCTGAGGAGAGGGGGTGGGCAGCGCGAGGAAGGTCCTACAGACCGCTCGGTGTGTCCCGGTAGATCTTCAATTCCATCAGGCATCCCACGCACATGGCGGTGCCTTCGAAGATCGTGTCGGCGCGCTGGAACGCCTTGGTCTGGGGGACCTCATTGTTAAGGACGTCCTTGCCGTTGACGACTCGGAACGTCTTCATGAAACAGGGGGCACACGTGAGATTCATGCGCCGATATTAACTCAAGATCAGTAGAATCGGGCATAGTAGCGCGGACGGGCTGCTGCGGAACCAGCCACCCGCGTAGGGGCGTACCGTCCGAAGACACCTCCGCCGACCAGGACCCTCGGCCGCCCGAGCTGCATTTGGGAGATCTTCCAGATCTCCAGTTGCGAGGTCAGGGTGGCAGCCTCCATGTCCAGGACCATCTTCCAGCGGTCCATGTAGTCGCGCCGGTCCAGCCGGGTAATGCTGCTCGCGCCCGCCACCAGAGGCTGCTCGACGTAGGAGCGGATCAGGTGCTTGATGCACTCCACGTATGTCGCTGTGGACAGCAGAGGGCCCCATTGGGCCACGGGGAAGGTCGTGCCGTTCTGCCCCCCCAGCGTGAAGCTGGAGTACGGCTGGGACATGGTGTTGAGCAGCCCCATGGCCACGCCCATGAGCTGAGCGACCCGGCCCCGGCTCCAGTGCGTCTGGTAGTAGGTCTGGAGGTTCGGCCCGCCCGCCGGAGAGTCGAACAGATCGGCGAAGCGGAAGTAGACCGTCTCCAGCAGCTGCTTGAACTCGTCGGAGAGGATGTCGTAGTCGGGGTTGGCCTGGCCGATCACGATGTAGACCACGTAGGTCTGGGCCACGCTGCCGATCGAGTAGGACCACTCCAGCGCGTAGTCGCCGGGAACCTGGGTGTCGGCCGGAGGGATCGTCACCTCGTACATGCCCACGCCCGGGTGGGTCGCCGAGTAGGTGCCGACGTCCTCGGTGGTGCCGTCAGCCAGCTGCCGGACCAGGGTCGTGTCAACGGCGCCGTCCGCATCACCCGGCACACCCTCGACATGAATCGTCAGCCCCAGCACTCCCGGGGAGTACTGAGACAGGTAGTGGCGCTCTCGCCAGTCGACCAGGTCCGGATCGGTCATCAGAGGCTCTGCGAACCGTTGTAGAGACCCATGATGACGAACAGCTTGACGCCGTTCAGCACGACGCTGGTGTTGTAGGTGCCCGTAATGATCTTGGCTCGGATCGTGTGAGCGCCCTTGCTCACGGTCGCCACCCCCGCGATGGCGGAGGTCGTGATCTGAGCGTCGGAGGTGGTGTCGCTGGTGTTACCGGTGAACCGCGTGTTGTCGGTATAGGCGCCCATCAGCTGGTCGGCGCCGTCGTAGTTGACCCGCAGGCCCACGCTCTGTGTGTGCTGGGAGTCGCACGACATGGTCGCGTTCATGATCACCATGATCGAGCACGGCCGCCCCGTGGTGAAGGTCAGCACCGAGTACAGCGGCGCCGAGTTCTTCGAGATCGTGGCGTTGAAGACCGCGCCCCCGGCGAAGAACGGGGTCGAGGCACGCTCCTCCTGGAAGGCCGAGCCGTCCCAGTACTGCGCCCGCTTCTCGTCGGTCAGGAAGATCCGGCGACCGGCCTGGCCCGAGCCCCAGGTGGGCTTGGTGTCAGAGGTGCAGATGTAGTTACCCGGCGACCCATCCAGAATTCCCCAGTTAGAGGTGAAATCAGATCGCAGGAAGGGGTCTGATCCATCGTTCAGCTTTAGCTGAAGTTTGGTGGATAGAGTCGACATTCATTCCCTGCTTCCGGATCAAGCGGCCTTATTCGTATTGGCTGAGATTAAGTGATGTTCCCCATCGGAACACATACATGTACGTTGATGTCCGAACTGGTGGCAGTGGGCAGCGGAGAGACGAGGACGTTGCCATTGCTGGACACCTCGAAGGACACTGCCGAATAAACGCCCACGACGTTCTTCACAGCGGGGCACCGCTGATAGACGAGCGGCCTGAAGCCCACCGGAAGCACGAAGGCGACCGAGGCGGGCGATGACGTCGTGGTGCGCATGGTGCCGACGATGATGAGGTTGTCCTGGCCGTCCAGCCGGTACTGCAACCCCTGCACGGTGCCGGAGGTCGCGCCTGAGGCCCAGTTGGTGCCATAGCTGGGCGTGTGCCAGACGGCGGCCGACTTCACCACGGCGCCGGTGACGTTGATGTTGCCCGTGACCAGAACGGCGCCGGTGACCTCCAGCGGCACCGTGGGGATCGAGTTGCCGATCCCCAGCCGGTTGTTCACCTCGTCATAGCCCGAGGTGCCGAAGAGGATCTTTCCCTTGGTGGCGTGCGAGGTGCTCTTCAGCGTCAGGCTGCCAGCCGAGGAGGCCGACCCCTGCACCACCGGCACCTGCACGACAGTCGTGGCCGAGATCTGCCCGACGACGTCCACCGGCACCGCCGGGGTGACGGTACCGACGCCGAGCCGATTGTTGGCCTCGTCGTAGGCACTGGTGCCGATCAGCAGCTTGCCCCGCGTGGCGTGCGAGGTGCTGCGCAGGGTGAGGTTCCCAGCCGAAGTGGTGCCGCCCTGAACGATCGGGGTCTGTGCGAGCACCCCTGCGATCAGGGCTCCGTCGGTCGTGAGCTCGTTGGAGTTGGTGCGGTAGAGGTTGGTGTCCCCGGCGATCGAGCCGGTGCCCCAGAGAATCTTGCCCGAGGAGTTGACCCCCAGCCGGGGCTGAGCGTCCCCGCTGACCTTCAGTGCCAGGCCTGAAGCCGTGCTGGAGGCCCCCACGCCAGTGATCGAGCCGGTGGAGACCGTCAGGCTGCCGGACAGCGTCCCGCCCACCAGGGGGAGGGCGCCGACGTCAGTGGCCACCAGCACCACATCACCGGTCTGGGTGTTGACCGAGTCCACTGCCCCGCCCCCGCCGGACGCCGGAAGCTGGGCAGTGGGGACCTTGCCGGTGCCGTCGAGAGAGGCGACCCCGTTGACGGCGGCTCTGGCGGTCAGAGCGAGAGCGCCCACATCCCCCGCGTCGAGGCTGACCACCCCGACCTCGCCGTTGACGGAGGTCACGCCACCTGAAGACAGCGCGCCGACCTCGTCCTCGACGCTGACCAGCCTGGACTGGTGGTCGGTCAGGACATCGCTGATGTCGTCGTGATCATCAACGTGCCCTACGTCACCGGGTTCCCGGTGTGGCGGGATGGTAGCCACCTACGTGCTCCTCAGCTCGGCCGGACGGATCAGGACGGGCCGAGGCCCGTGCCAGCCTTGGTGGTGCCATCGGGGTTGTAGATGTAGTTCACGGTGTTCGCCGGGTCGAGCACTCCGGTCGGCACCGCGTCGGTGTTGAGCGGCCGGACGACGTCCGACCAGTCCGACCAGGCGCCCTGCCCGCGAGAGTTCCAGGCGGCCACCCTGAACTGATAGGGCGTCGCCGGAACGACCTGGGTGAAGTCCTTCTTGGTGGCGTTGGCACCGGCGTACTCGGTGCCGAGACCGGGGCTGCACTGAATCACGTAGCCGACGATGTCGATCTGGGTGGTCGGCGGGATCCACTTCACCGTGACGCCCTTGTTGATGGCGACCACCGGGCCCGGCGTGAAGTACGCCGGGGTGCCGTAGTTGTAGGTCACCGTGACGCTGTCGCTGTCGGCGCACGCCGTCGAGGAGTTGTTCCTCAGGATCGTGTAGGTCTTGGTCGCGCCCGAGCCCACCGTGGTGACGGCGTAGTCCGTGGTCAGGACCAGAGTGGTAGCGCCCTTCTTCACGATCAGCGAGGCGGCGGCCGTGGTGATGCCGGTCTTGGTCAGCGACAGCGGAGTGGTGTGGTCGATCGTGACGGTGTCGGTGATCGTCGAGATGTGCCCCAGGGTCGGGGCGTCCGGCACGGCCGTCGGCAAGTTCGACCCGTAGTAGGTCGCGTCGCCGTAGCTGTAGTTCACCACGCAGCTGTCGCCGTTGGCGGCCGTCGAGGAGGTGGACTTGCGTTTCACCGTCAGCGTGGTGTTCGCGCCCTCGCTGGCATAGGTCAGCAGGTAGTCGGTGTTGACTACCAGCAGAGCCGGGGTGAAGTGCGCGGTGTTGCCGTAGGAATAGCCGACCGTGACGGCATCGCCGTTGGAGGTGGCCGCCGTGGCCAGCCGGACGATCGTGAAGTTCGCCGTGGCGCCCGAACCCGTGGGGGTGGCGGTGTAGTCCACCCCGTAGGTCAGCGTGGTGGCGCCCTTCTTGACCACCAGGCTCGCGGCGGCCGTGGTGACCCCCGCGTGGGTGAGCGAGAACGGGGTGGTCGCGTCAATGGTGTGCGACCCCTCGGCCGTCACAGCGAAGATCTGACCGTTGTCGGTGATCGTGACCGTGGCCGTCGGGATCACACCGGCCTTGGTCAGGGTGACGCCGGTGGTCTGGTCGATCGTGATGGTCTGGGTCGTCGGCCGGGCCAGTGTGCCGCCACCGATGGCGCCGGTCTCGATCGTGCCGGAGTACGACGACTGGGTCTCGGTCGGGGCCGGGCCGTAACCGAGAGCGTCGGTCAGGTCGGTGTTGCGGTTGCTGCCAGCCGCAGGAGCGCCGGGCGCCCGGTAGACCGGGTCGGCCTGCCGCAGGACCGCTCCGTCGGAGGAGTGGGTGTCGATCGTCGCCGAGACCGAAGTGCTGACGGGAGTGAAGGAGACGTTCGCGCTGTTGGTGCCGCTGGTGTCCGGCTGGGTCGCGGGCGAGGGTGCCGGGACGGTGACGCCGCCAGCACCAGGCCCCGCGTTCTCGGTGTCGGTGTTGGCCGACTTGTACGCGGTCCCGGTAGGCGCATTGCCCGTGTTGCCCACGACGTTGGTCGTGTCAACCTGAGTGGCTGGTGTATCCGACATTATGCTTTCTCCGCCTTGGGTGTCTAAGAGGGCTTATGCGCCGTACGCGGTGATGAGTTCTGCGCGAGTCATGCTCTGAGCTCTCTCATCGGTGAGCTCCGGATCGACCTGCTTGGCGTAGGAGATCCATTCGTCCCTCGACGATCCAGGACCGGCCTTGTTCGGCTGCTTGGGACGCTCGGGCTCCGCAGGACTCTCAACCGGAGCCACCGGGGTACTCGCGTCCTCGACCTTCGGCTCGGAACTTTCCTGCACGGGGGTTCCAGAGCCCTCCTCAGAAGCCGGAGCCTCTGAGGAGGGCTCTGTCGGTACTGGAACCGCCTCTTCGTCTCCGACGAGCTCACGGGTCCGCTCAGCCTCGCCTGCGACCCTCTTGCGGTCGGCCTCGGGGTCGCCGTGCACCACAGTGATGCCCTGACTCACCTGAACCTGCTCGGAGCCGACCTCATGGTCGGCGGGATCCATGGCGCGCAGGGCCACCTGAAGGTCCCGGGCCCTGGCGATGCCGAAGACAGCGGCGATGTTCTCCAGCTGGGAATGTCCACCGGCCGACGTTCCTGACGTATCCAGCTGACCTGACATGTCAGTGGATACTGGTGTGTGCTCAGTCATCGACCGTCTCCCATTCGGACTTCCCATCTGACCTTTTGTCGTTACTCAGCGCGCTGACGAGGGCCGAGGTTCACCCGGGTCCAGATGGTCTGGAGCTTGCCGTTGACCCGGTCTCCCTCGCTGGAGACGAACTGGGACGCCAGCTGCTGGTGCCCGTCGCACAGAGGCGGCGCCTTGGCGAGAGCGGACTCCCTCACGGTGAGCTCGGCCTGGCACTCTGGGCCGACGCACTTCACCGGCAGGATCGCGTCGTTGGACTCCCGGTCGATCGAGCCGAGAGCCTCCTCTTCGACCTGCTGCTGCTGATCACGCCAGTGGGCACTCTGCTGGTCAAGCGAGGTCAGGAGCCCGGGGTTGGCATCGGCGTCCTCGATCTTGAGGACTCCCCGGCTCACCGCCCGCATGAAGTTCGGCGACTGGGACATGTGCTCGGTGACGATCTGCACGTCGCCGCCATGGGGATCGCCGAGAGCGTCCCATCGCACCTCGTCCTTGCCACTGGGATCGGTGCTCAGCACCGTCATCCCCTTCATTTGGTTCCGTACCAGTACGGTGCCCACCTGCATGGTGTCCTCCAGAGCTTGTTGGTCCCTCTACCCTTCCTCGCAAATGCACGTCCCAGGACAGCTAGGAGGCCGCCCCGAGCACGTAGGAGAAGTTATCCAGGGCTACCCATCCGGGATTATATGTACTAGCTGCGAAATAGAAGGCAATTGTTCCATCGGAACGCACTTCCAGACGAACCCATCCAGTAGGCCCACTGAAACTGGAAGCACACAAACCGTATTGAGGTGCTCCAGGAATGGTGCCGACCGGCATGGTCGCGACGACCGCCGGAGAAACGGTGAAGTCACCAGAGCTCTTCTGGAGAACACCCCGCAATTCGATCCGGTCATCACGGAGCCGGTACTGCGGCCGATGCCCACCAGAGGTCCAGCGCACCACCCCGGACGCCAGCGGAATGTTCGTCCAGGTCCCGGCGGTGATGTTCTTCGCGAAGATCGTGCCGTCCGGCTTGACCGAGGCCACCGTGGTCCCGGCGGAGGTCTTCCACTGCTGAAGGTCTCCGCTCTGGGTGCCGTCATAGCCGGTGACCACCACGGCGGTGCGAGAGGGCAGCGCGGGGGTGGCGGTGATCTCGCCATAGCCGTTGAAACCGCCCACGGCCTTACCGCCGATGTAGAAGGCCAGCTGGTTGGGCGCGGTGTCGCGAGACCCGGCCGGGAGGTTGATCCTCCACCCGTAGCTGGTGCCGTCAGAGATCGTGGTGACGTTGTTGCCCGCGAGGTAGAAGACGCCGGTGACCGCCGTGGTCAGGGTGCCCAGTGAAGTCGCGTAGGACGTCAGCACGTCGGCGATGGAGTTGTGATCCGTGGTGTGCCCGGCATCGCCCACGCCATGGTGAGGGGGGATGGTCATGGATCCTCCGATGGTCGGCCAGTGGACGTTCACCCCTTCTTCGTCCCAGACCCCTCCTGAGCAGCGGGCGGGGTTAAAGCCCTTGACCGCCAAGGTTCCTGTGGTAGTGTCGCTGACATCACCTCCTCGGTGTGAACGGCAGACGGCTACTTCATTTCGATTAACTCCGAAACGCGAACGCCGTAGCCGGACTTGACCTCGGGGAGGTACAAAAACTTAAATTTCTCCGCTGGTGTGCATGTGACGGCTACTTCGATATGACGAAAAATGCGCCGTCGCGACTCTGATCTCAGCGGAGACAAGCTTCAGCACCTTCCCGGTGTGCAGATCACAGTTACTTCATTCGGAACTGATAGTCGCGGGTTCGAATCCCGTCGAGGGCTCCAGGGTCCTCGTAGCTCAGCCTGGTAGAGCGTCAGTCTTTGTACTGTGGTCGATTTTGATCTCGGGAGGGGACAACTTCAGAGCGTTCCTGGTGTGCAGGCGAGGGCTACTTCTTTCTGCAAAAAAGGATCTCCGGGTTCGACTCCCGGTCCAGCCCGTAAGGGTTGGGGCCAAGGCGGCGATAGCTATCTCTCACCGACTTGACCTCAGGAACCCACTCTTGACGAACTCCTCTCCCGTCCCCTCGGAGAGGAGTTTTTCATGTCCAAGTTCAACCGCAACGGCCCGAGCACCCGCCAGACCAACCCGGTGGTGAGCGTCAAGGCACCGCAGGCCCGTACCCACGGTGGCGCCCCGGCCTACGAGCGTGACGCCAAGGGCGAGCTGTTCATGCTCGCCATCAGCAACCTCGTGGGGGAGAAGACCTTCTACGAGAGCGCCGGTGAGCGGGACGACCGCTTCAGCGCGCTGGTCCACCAGGTCGCCCTCGACGACCCGAAGTGGCTGTTCAGCATGCTGAACTGGCTGCGCGGTGAGTCCAACATGCGCAGCGCGGCCCTGGTCGGCGCGGCCGAGATGGTCAAGGCACGGATCGACGCAGGTGTCAGCGGTAAGGACGCCCCGGAGGAAGGTGGCCGCAGCTACGACCGCATGGCCATCGACGCGGTCTGCCTGCGGGCGGACGAGCCGGGTGAGCTGCTGGCCTACTGGATCGGCAAGTACGGCCGTCCGGTCCCGAAGCCGATCAAGCGTGGTCTCTCCGACGCTGCCAAGCGGCTCTACAACGAGCGCAACCTCCTGAAGTACGACACCGCCACGAGCGCGTTCAGGTTCGGTGACGTCCTGGAGTTCGCCCGGCCGAAGCCGGTCGGCATCTCCCAGAGCAGGCTGTTCAAGTACGCCATCGAGAACCGGCACAAGCGCACCATCGACATGGTGGAGCTCGGCCTGCCGATGATCCAGGCGAACCACTTCCTGCGCAACGCCGCCGCTCGTGACCCGAGGGCGCTGCTCGACTCCGACGCGCTGAAGGGCGCGGGGATGACCTGGGAGGACCTGCTGAGCCTGGCAGGCACCAAGGTGAGCAAGGCGGACCTGTGGGAGGCCATGGTCCCCGCCATGGGCTACATGGGCCTGCTGCGGAACCTGCGCAACTTCGATGAGGCGGGGATCTCCAACCAGGTCGTCAGGTACGTCGGCGGCCGTCTGGAGGACCCGGTGCAGGTCGCCGGATCCCGTCAGCTGCCGATGAGGTTCCTGTCGGCCTACCGGGCGGCTCCGAGCCTGAAGTGGGGTCCGTACCTGGAGGTCGCACTGGACGCGTGCCTGGGCAGCATCCCGGTCGTGAAGGGCCGCACGCTGGTCCTGATCGACACCTCGGCCTCCATGCAGGCCATGATGAGCGAGCGTTCCAAGCTCCAGATGTGGGACGCGGCGGTGGTCTTCGGGCTGGCACTGGCCCGCCGGTGTGAAAGCGCCGACGTGGTCTCCTTCTCGGACAACTACTGGAACAGCAGCGAGGGCACCAAGGTCTTCCATCCGGCCAAGGGTGGCTCGCTGCTCAAAGACATCGACCGGTGGTCCCAGGACGGCTACAACATCTTCGGCGGGACCGAGACCGCCGGAGCGGTCAGGCGGCACTTCGCCGACCACGACCGGGTCATCATCCTCACCGACGAGCAGTCCACCAGCGGCAGTGATGTCGATGCCGCAGTCCCGGACAACAAGACCCTGATCACCTTCAACCTGGCTGGTTACAAGCGCGGCCACGCCCGTTCTGGCACCGCTCACCGGATCACCATCGGTGGCCTGTCGGACGCCGGGTTCAAGCTGATCCCGATCCTGGAGAGCCGCTCCAAGGGCCTGTGGCCCTGGGAGCTGTAGCCCCCCGGTAGGAGCGCCCATCCTGTGTCCTGGGATGGGCGCTTTTGCCATGCTTGGCGATGATCTATGCTATGCTGTGCCAAGCAAGTTGTTCTTCCCCCCGAGGAGCCGCAGCATGACCATCCCGCTCACCGACCCTGTCGCTCGTGCCTCGGCCTACCTGGACAAGGTGATCCAGGACATGAAGGACGCCGAGCACTTCTGGCTGAACGACCCCACCGGCGCCTTCTGCGCCAAGGTCTTCTTCGCCGCCGCCCGGATGGCCATCGACGACGACAAGCTCGATGTGCCCCACCCGGACCTCACCCAGGAGATGGTGAAGGACTTCCAGATCGCCATCAAGTGGATGAGCCCGCAGAACCGGCACGCCCTGGCGATGTTCACCCAGGTGGTCCAGAGCCGGGTGCTGTGGAGCAGGACCAAGATCCTGCACCCGATCGACGGAGCCCTGTGGGGCGAGCTGAAGGACATCGCCCGGGACGTCAAGCTGCCCGCAGAGCTCTTCACGAAGCTGCCCTACCCCGACCCCTTCGTCTACTTCCCCGAGCCGATCATCATCCCCCTCGACGAGCCCGGCCAATTCCAGAGGATCGAGGGTGTGTTCATCCACGGCCGCCGGGCCACCAATGCCCTCTTCCCGGACGGCCGTGGGATCGACGTCGGCTCGATGCACTGCTCGACCGCCAGCCCCATGGCCGTCGGGCTCGGCCTCTCGTTCGCCGGGTACGTCGAGTACGCCGACGGCTCGCCCCTGATGGTCCGGACCTTCCAGGACGTCTGCTGGACCCACACCTCGCTGATCCCCTCCGACGGCGGCACGCTGGGCGCGATGATCGAGGGGGCCGTCAAGAGGTTCAGCCGGGCCAAGGTGGACGGGTACGGGGTCAGCAGTGCGGCTGTGAGCGTCCCAGAGCTCTGCACGCAGGCTGTGAGCGCCCTGGTCTACCTCTGCTGCAAGAACGCCGACCTGACCCAGCTGCCGCCTCGTCAGGGCCGCTCACGCCGGGGCAGCAAGAGCAGCGCCCCCAAGCCCCCGAAGGTCATCAAGGTGGGCTACCGGGTGGGCGCCGAGCTGAAGGCCTACCACCGGCGGATCAGGAACGGGGAAAGCAGCCCGACCGGCCAGAAGATGGCGCCTCACGTGCGCCGTTCGCACCCGCACACCTTCCGCTGCGGGCCCGGCCGCAAGGACTTCGTCATGTACTGGATGCACCCGATCATGGTGAACATGAACCTGGGCGCCAGCGTCACCACGGTCTCGAAGGTCAAAAGCAGCAAGCGGGCGAAGCGCTAGATGTAGGAGTTGAACCTGGCCACGGGGACGTTGACGGTCTCCGAGGTCAGGCGCCGCACGATGTCGCCCACCTCAATCTGGGTCTGGGCGTTCAGCTCGCCGATCGGCACCTCGCGCAGGTCGGCGACGTTCGACTTGACCTCTGCTGGCCGCTCAATGACCTCGGTGCTCATGGCCGGAGTGTACGCCGTGAATTCCGCCCTCGCCGGACCACGGCACCGCCCTGATCTGCGCTGTGCGGTAATGCCCGCTCGAATGGCTACCGAGGAAGCAGGGGCGGTCACTCGCGGGCTCCATCTCCCCAGCCGACTGGGGCGGGACTCCGCAGAGTGGCTCCCAGCATAACGCCAGCGCCCCGCCCTCAGAGTTAACTGTAAGGACGGGGCCGACGGAATCGAACCGCCTCCGGGCGCCCGGTGCAGAAACAGCGAACCCGCCCTGCGGTCACGGTCAGGGCGGGTTCGTCGATCAGTCTACGAGTACTACGACTTGGTGATGGTCGCCAGGCCGCGTGGGTTCAGGATGGCCATGGTCACCATCTCGTCGAACACCCAGCCCTTCCAGAACGCCTCGACGTGGTGGTTCTCCTCCACATCGAGGGAGTACAGGATCGGGAAGACACCCAGGAAGTTGGGCTCCGGCGTCAGGAACACCTTGCTCTGCGGCACGATGATCGAGCGCTGGATCTGGAACTCGCCGAAGCTGGTGATGGTCTCACCGGCGACGACTCGGTCCTTGAAGGCCCAGCCGGTGGCGTTGATGTCCCACCGGTAGAGGTCCCGGTAGTCGAACGGGTTGATCAGGATCCGGGCCGACTGGAGCTCGTGCAGGTCGGTCATCGAGACGGCCGAGTACAGCGAGCCCGGGGTCAGGTAGCCCGAGGCCTCGGTGATGTTGTGGTTCGGGGTGACCGTGTGGTCCGGCCGGGAGGCGTAGTCGGTGACCGCAGCCTGGAGCAGGACCAGCAGACGGGAGTCCTCTTGCTTGAGGATGGCCTGCTTGGTCTCGTCCTGGGCCTGCTCGACCGCGTTGATGCGCAGGTAGAACAGGTCCTCCTTGCGGATCGCCGGGCGCGAGGCGATGCGCCAGAAGCGCACCGGGACGCGCTTGCCTTCGAACGGTGTCACACGGACTTCGCCCTCGGTGCCGGACATGAGATATGCCTGGCCGAGGTCGTCCCAGACGTCGTACTCGACGGGGGTACCCGGGGTCACCGGGTCCTCGACGAGCACGTTCCGGGTGATGCCCTGGTAACGGAGCTTCAGCTGGATCGGGCCGACCATGCCGACGCCCAGGCGCCGGAAGCCGCTGACGTCATCCGAGAGGATGAGCGCCATCTTGCGGACCTTGTCGGTGTGCGCGAGAGGCCCACCACTGGCCTGCTTGCGCTCGATCTGAGCGACATAGTCATCGCTTTTCTTGGCGACGCGTGCCCTGAGCCCACCACCGGGCGCGAGGGTCATCTGCTGCGACATTTACTAAGTCCCTTCTGAGTGAGATTCCTGGGGCTCAGGGCCTCAGCGAATGCCGCCGATGATGATCTTGGTTGCGGACGCCACCCGGATCAGACGGGCGACGGGTGCCGTGGTCGGCGAGTGGGTGCTGGCGAGCGTGAGCTTGCCGATGTACCCGGCCGCCGTGGCGACGTAGATGAGGTCCTCGTTGCCGTCACCGGCGTCGGCACCGGCCCAGTCGGCCGTGGTGTCGAAGGCGGGCGCGAGGATCTCGAACTCCGCGTCGGGCGCGAGGACCCAGACGGCGAAGGTGTTGATGCCCGCGTCGAGCGGCTCGTCGATCCCGTCGCCGCCGACGTACATCGCGGACAGGCCGATCGGGATGTTGTTGGCCGCAGTGCCCACACCCGCCGCGCCAGAACCGGCGCCGCAGAGGGTGACGTTGTCACCGATGGTCTTCGTCATCGCCATGCCGGGCCAGATGGGGGTGGACCTGTCCCAAGCGGCGTCGAGGAACACCGACTTGGGGGTGGCCTGAGTCCAGCCATACAGCGGCCGGATGGTGCGCTTGATGTAGTTGTTCGAAAGCTTGGTACGGAGCACCTGTTTCCTCCCTAATAGGACACGCTAGGGAGAAAGCTGCGATCGGTTTCATTGACGTACATGAAACGAGCGCACCCCCTCCGTCAGCCGTGATGGCCCTCTAAACCTTTATTGCGTGAGAGGGGCTTTCGACAGGAAGAGGTGCGCTCGTGAGGTCGAAGCGGGTCAGAGCGGGTCGGGTGGTTCCTTGGCCGCATCGGGCTGCTCGGTCTCGCCCGTGCCACCGGTCTTGGGCTCTTCCAGAGCGGTGACCCGATCCTTGAGCTCTTCGATGGTCGCCGCCATTGCGGCGACATTCTGCTCCAGCGTCGTGATGTGCCGGGACTTGATCCAGTTGTCATAGAGCGTTTCTTTGAACGCGTCTATGAGCTCATCGACTGTGACCGCCATTGCTCCCCCGAGTATTATTGTTGCCGATCATATAGTCCAGTTAGGACGTACACCGAGTCAGTCGGTGAAGAGTACATGTAGTAAGAACTGTTCAGAAGGTAAATAATACACGGCCCCCGGTGATATCCGGCAGGGTCATTATCGCGACAGGCTCGAACTGATTGAAGGAGATCTGGAATAGATCCCCTGGGACAATATCTTCGATATTCTTAGCTGCGGTACGCGGAGTGAATCGACCCGTGTCTAGCTGCATTATCTCTCCCGATCAGAGCGGCCAGAGTCGTCCCTTGGCTCCAGCCTTGATCACTACCGTAGAAGTATTGTCGTTACTACCAAACTGCGGCTGGAGGGTTCCGCTAGCTGTGGTCGTCACAGTGCCGAATATACGACACAGGTAAACGGTCGTCGCTGAACCCGAGTTCACCGCTCCGGTAAAACTATTAGCGAATGTACTCTTAGGCACGATGTTAATCGTACTCGCAGTAGCCTGATGATGGATAAAATAGGTAAGCTGCGAGTTAGTCGGACCATTAAGTGCAACGACCAGAGCATTAGACGTTGCGCCACCGACATAAGGAAGCAAAAAATCAAATTCGAAGGTTCCTACGGGAATAGCAAGCCCAAGTCCCGTAACATCGGCCAGTGCTGATAGAGCCCTTGTCCGATCCGCCGAAACGAATGACGTGACGCTGTTCTTACCTTCGAGCGTCGTCACCCGGCCCGCCAGCGTGGTCCCGGCGGAAGACGAGTAGGCACTGACGTCCGAGGCGGCCAGCACCACGACGCCCGTCTGCCCGTTGACCGAGTCGACCGGCCCGCCACCCTCGACGACGCTGGAGAAGAGCACAGCGGCGACGGAAGGATTGATCACGCTGTACTGGTCCTCACTGAGGACCGCGACACCACCTGCCGAATAGGTGCCGCCGTTGGGCAGCACGATGTTCGACAGGCCGCTGGCGATCGTCACAGTGAATGACACGCGTGCTCTTCCCTCAGGGTGGCGGGACGGTTGCGGCTCAGATCAGTGCGTCGGCCAGATCGTCCATGCCCACGGGCTGGGAATAGGTGGCCGCGATGACCGGCTCCGGAGCGAGGCTGGGGACGGTCCGCTGCACACCGGGAGCCGCACCCGCAGAACGAGGCACCAGGTTGGACGGACGGCCCTGACGGCCAGCGTTCGCCCGGGTGACCATCGCGAGGGTGTTGATCTCGTGAGCGATCATTTCGTTGGACAGAGCGCGGTCGGTCTCGATCTGAGCCGCCACAGCCAGCTCGTCACCGCGCTGCATGCCCGCCGTGATGCGCAGCTTGGCCAGCCGGATGGAGGCCATGGTGCGGTTGGCCGACACGGCCTCCTGCTGCTGGGCGGAGCTCATGGTCCAGGGGAAGGCGGTGCCGTCGTTACCGGCGCCGCCCACACCCGGGCCGGAGGCCTTCAGCGGGTCGGGGTCCACCCGGACGTCGGTCTCGATCCGGGTCTGGTTGAGCGGAAGCTGGGTCTCGGTGCCCGCCGTCGGCGCGGTGACGTCGATCAGGTTGGTCGCCGGTGGGGTGTCGAGCACCTCTCCGGGAGCCAGCGGGGTCGTGGTCAGTTCGGCCGGGACGCCCTGGACGCTGCCAGGGGTCTCGCCCGGGTTCTGGACGTTGTCATTGGTCGCCGACTGAAGAGCCTGCTCGGTGCTCTCTGGAGCGGGCGCAGAACCCGGGTCGGGGATCGGCGAGGCCGGGTTGTTGAGGTCGGCCCGGCGGCGGATCTCCTGGAACTGCGGCGCCACACCCGCCAGCTGGGCGAGGTAGGCGTTCTGCTGCTCCAGAACGGCGACCTTTTGAGTCAGGGCCGCCACGGCAGCCTCGGTGGCCTTGCTCATCTTGGGGTCCTTCCGCCGGGGATCTTCTTCATCGTTGTCAAGCTCTCGATCCTTCTTCGTGTCGGCGCCGGGCGGCACAGCATCATCGCCGTCCTCGGTCTCTTCGGGGACCTGCTCATCGCCGCCCGGGTCCTGGTCTCCATCGCCCTGAGGCACCATGGGGCCGCCCGAGGGGTCCTCCTCCTCGCCCTCCATGGGCAGGCCGGTCTGAGAGGGATCCTCCTGGCCTTGCAGCGGGTCCTGAGCCGGGTCCATACCCTGGCCCTCCATGGCCTCCATGTCGCCCTGTGAGAGCAGCGTGGCCTGACCGCAGTTCGGGCATGGGGCGCCCTCTTCCGGGCCCGCAGCGTTGGGCTGAGCCGTGTCCGTGCCCACTGCCACGGGCTGGCCCGCGTCGAAGGCACTGCCACATGCCGGGCAGAACAGGTCGGGCACGCCGTCCTCGGGTGTTCCCGGGCCCTGCTCGATGCCGTTGGGCGTGAGCTGGTCCGGGTGCGCGAGCTGGTCCCCGGCGGTGTCCATCGGGTTGCCCTGCGCGTCGAGCTGGGACGGGTCGATCAAACCGCCACCGGGGATGTTCGGGTCGGCCTGGCCGGGCCCGAAGTCGGCGTTGGGGTTCTGGTCCTGGCGCAGGTCAACGGACTTGGCCATGTCCAGGTCGGGGTCACGGAACATGCTCGGCGGGGCGATGAACCCGCAGACCGGGCAGCGCTCGCCGTCATAGACCTCGGACTCGGAGCAGACCGGGCACTCCTCCTCGCGCAGGGTGTTGACCTGCTCGGGCGCCTTGACCTCGTTGAGCGCCTGCCTGCGAAGCCCTGCGGCGTGCGGGGACTTGTGGTGCAGGTTCTCCGGGTCGATGTCGGGCATCCGCTCCTTGGCGTGGTCCTCCCACTTGCGCCACTGGTTGCGCTCCATGGTGGTGCGCCCCTTGGCACCCGGGGAGGCATCTCCGGCGTCGAGGGCCCCGTTGCGCTTCTGCTGCTGCAACCAGGTGACGGCCTGCACCTGATGCGGGGCGATGTCGTAACCGTGGTGGTGGCTGAGCACCGCTGCTGCCGCCCGGTACTTGTCGGCCACATGGTCGTAGTACTTACGGCTGGCCAGCGGGGCCTTCTCCAGCTCCGCGTCGGTCATCCGGCGGCCGACCGCCACCGAGAGGGCATGACGGTCAACGACCACCCGGGTGTGCCCTGAGTCGTCGTCCCCGCCGTGCTCGATCAGGTGCGCGAAGTCGCTGATCTTCGGGGTCTTGAAGACGTTTGAGTGATGCTCACCGTCGATGATCTTCTGGGCGCTGCGAGCATGCTGGCCCATGATCCCGGCGCCCTCACCCGGCTGGACCGCTCGATCGTCCTGGAGCGAGCGAGAGGCGTTGAACAGGTTCAGCGGCCATGAGGTGCGCGGGCTGTAGGCGGCCAGCACTCCGGCGCCCTTGGCGGCGTGCTCGTCTTTGCCACCGGCCAGGCTCTTGGCGATGTGGTGCGCGTCGGAGTACCAGCGCATCCCCTGCTTCTTGGTCGGCTCATCGGCCTCATTGAAGGCCTTGATGATGTGCTCGGCCTTGGGCTTGTTCTTCAGGAAGAACGGGTGCTCTTCGGGGGTCTTGTAGACCACGGCCTCGGTGTCGAGAGAGGCCAGCCGGTTCCTCTGCTTATAGCGGCGGATCCGGGGGTCGTTGCCCTCCAGGTACCTGCGGGAATCCGTCTCGGTGTCGTCATGCCAGTCGTGCAGGATCTGCTTCAGGTGCTCGTGCCCGAAGCCGCTCGGCGGTCGGATGTGATGACCGAGACCACCACTGCCGGAGCCGTAGGTGTCCTCGCCGATGTCGTACATGTCGTGGGACTCGTCAGGTGTGGCCTCATGACGGATCTCGGCGTTGGGCCCGTCGGCGTAGTGGCGGATCTGCCAGCCGGTCTTCTTGCCCTGAGGGTTGTGATGGTCGATCTCGTAGTAAGGGTCACCGCCCTCGTCGAAGTCGAACTTGCCGTCATGGCCCTCATAGCGCCTGTGAAGGTCCATCATGCCTTCGTTGCCCTGATGGATCCGGTAGCCCTCCTCGCCCCCGTGGGGCTCGTACAGAGGCGCCATGAGGGCATCAGCGAGGCCCTTGGCCTTCTCGTGCGTGATGTCCCGGTGACCCTCCTCGGCACTGGGCATGCCGAGGCCCTTCTGGATCTCCTCGTCGCTCAGCTCTGCCCGCTTGCTCAGGGACTGCGGAGCCGAGTGGATCATCGGCCTGGTCTTGGGGATGCCGGGGCGGTGCTCGGGTCGGTTCACGAAGCCTTCCTGGGTCGGGCTGGTGTAGACGCCTTGCTCGTGCTGGCAGCCCTGGCACAGCCCGATCGGCACGGAACCGGCGTCATAGCGGCGCCGCTCACGAGAACCCATGTTCGTGCCGCAGCTCTGGCAGGAGCCGTTCTCCCAGGGATGGTGCTCGCCGATGCCCGGCTCGCTGATCCAGCCGGTGGCCTGGCCGTTGCGGTCCGTCGGGAAGTACTGCGGGTCAGTGGGAGGAGCCCCCTCCGGCCGATCGCTCCAGGGGATGAACTCCTCGGCCGCCTGACGCCGGGTGGAATGGACGTGGAAGTTCCTGAACGTCTTGTATTTGTGCAGGTTGTCATGGACGGTGTCCATGTAGTCGCCCTCGCGCGCCATCTCCAGTGAGCTCGGCAGCATGCTGCCGTGGTCGTGGGTCAGGTGGTCGAACATGTCGGTGTGGTGTGGGGCGGGCAACGAGGTGTTCGTCGCGCTGTCTCCAGGAGCGTCGAACAACGGACGCTGGCCTGGCGTCACCACCGGCTCGGCGTCGACCTTCTGCGCCCATCCCATCCCAGAGGGGGTCTGCACATCGGAATGCCGGGGCGCGATGATGCCGTGCTCGTTGGCGATCTCATGGGCCCGCTGCCACAGAGCGGATGCGATCCCCTGGCCTCCATGCTCGGAGTCGGTCCTCACCATGCCGACCATGCCGTTGTGGGGATACCACTCCAGGTAGCCGACGTCGTGGGGACCATCGGCTGAGGGCAGCGTCGCCCTGATGTGGTGGCTGCCCGAGGGGTGGTGCTCGGCGGGCATGAAGTGGAACCGGATGCCTTCCGGCACGGCCTCTTTGAGCATGCTCAGATGACGAGGGTCTATCGGGCCCTGTGGAAGCTCCATGGGCTTCGACCGCTGGAGCATCAGCTCCTGGCGCTTACGCGTCTGCTCCGGCGTGCGGGGGACGTCCCCGATGGGATTGAAGTTCTTCATCCTCTCCTGGCGCATACGCTCATGCATCATGCGAGAAGGAGAATCAGTATCGTAATAGCCGCCGAGCGCGTCTTCTGTCTCGTTCGGGGTCACCTTCTTGAAAAGGTCGCGCTGTTCTCCACGCCCCTTGGTGAATTCCTCGCCCTTTATCTTGTGGAACTGCCGGGCATCGAGGTTCTCCTGATAGGACCTCGTCGCGTCGAAAGTGTCCCCGCAGTCCTGACAGATCCCGAGGTTACCGAGGCCCTGCATGTAATGGCCGGTCTGAGGGTCATCGGCTTCAGGGCTGTCACTCGCTCCGAAATTGGTACTGCCACAGGAAGGGCACGCCGCATCGGGATGCGTCTCGGCGGTCTTCCTCACCGCCGTCTTCATCCCCCGGTCATCGACACCGGTGAAGACGGCGGTGGGGTCGGCGGGCTCCTCGACCAGCAGGGAATTCTCGAAGAACGACAGGCCGTGGCAGATCTCCCGGATCAGCGTGCCCTCACGCTTGCCCGAGGCGGTGTGCTTGTAGAGGTAGCGACCCTTCATCGCCGGGATGTGCTGGCAGTACTCGGCCGGGTTGGTGGCCTTGTTACCGCAGGCCGAGCAGACGGAGAACTTGACGTCGCAGCCCATCGAGGTCCGGTCGATACGCTTCTTGATGATCGCCTCGGCCAGCTTGGGAAAGCGGACGGCATCGACCTCCATGAGGCCCTCGACCCACAGGTCCGGTGAACCGTCGGGGTTGCGGTCCTCGTGGACGGCGGCATCGATGATGACGCCCCGGGCCCGCTTGTGATCATCGTTGTGGTGGTTGACGAACACCGGCTTGCCGATGAAGGTCCTCCAGCCCGCCCTGATCTCCTCGGCCGGGAACTCATCGTGATTGTCGTTGCACCGGCTGGAGATCATCCGGGAGCGCACATAGAGATATCCCGGACGGGGGTCGTAGTCGAAGTCGACGCGGTGAGCGGCCTTGCGCAGGTCTCGCTTGCCAGCGCGCGACGGCACCCGGTACGCGTCGAGCACTAGAGCTGATGCGAACTTCCTGAGCATCGGCGGTCCCCTCTCTCGTCTACACCTTCTTGGCGAGAGAGGGGTTCCTCACAGGGAGGACCGCGACATCAGACCCAGCCGGGCCAGCCAGGGGCGAGGTGGCTCGAACTCGCGGCTCACATCCGAGCTGGAGCCGTCCTGACGCATGCGGATGACCTTCTCCCCCACCTGGAAGCGGTGGGCCACATAGTCGTGCGCCAGTTCAGGGCTCACGCCGCGCAGAGGGGTGTTCCAGCCTTCGGTGACGGTGTAGGTGTTGCACTGATCCTGGACGAGCCCCCAATGAGGGGTCCGGCCTGCCATTTCTATCCATACCTCCTGCGGCAGGACATGCCTATAACCCGCCGATAAGGCGGTCGATAACCGGATGAGATCCCAGTCTATCCCCGGCCTGGCAGGCGATCCAGACGCCGCACGGTAGTTATGGACGGCAGAGCGGGCGCCCACCAGCTCTGGGCGCCCGCTCTTGGGTACTGCGTCAGTCGTCGCTGCCGACCTCGTCCTCGACCACGTCGAGGTGGATTCCCTTCTCACACAGGTCTCCGAGGCTGAGCACCTGGATCCTCTCGATCCGGGAGTGGATCACGAGGGCCACGGCAGCCATGGCTGCGGCGATCAGGAGGGCCTTCTTCATACGGATTCCTTATCTTTTTATTCTTCGGAGTGGAGCCGGACGTCCCAGCTCCACATGGCATCCTCGATGGTCTTGCAGTCAAACACCCGTCACAGGGTTGTAGTAGTAAGGGCCGGTGCCGTCCATGAGCATCGGGGTGATGCCGAAGCCCTGCATGCGCACAGCCTCCCCGGGGTCACCGGCGTAGTCCCAGCCCTGGGCGACACGGACCTCGTCCTTCACGTGGGAGTGCCCCTTCTCGCAGAAGAAACCGTCGTCGTCGTAGACGGCGTCGGCGCCGCAGTCACGAGCCTGGGGGCCGTCCTCGGTGTCCACCAGCACCAGCCAGGTGCAGGCGTGCAGGTTGCCCTGGTGGCAGGCACGGCCCTGGAAGGCGTAGTTGTGGGTGTGGTCCTTCTTGACTCCGCAGAAGAATGCCATCGTCTTGCCCTTCTGGTCTGGTGTTCGAGGGGGTGGCGGCGGCCGGTGGGGGCCGCCGCCCAAACGGGTCTCACATGTTGATGCAGTCGGGGCCGTAGCCGTTGTGCATGCTGGCCGGGACGGTGAGGGGCCGACCGCAGCGGAAGCAGCTGACCGAGACCTCGAAGGTGGCGCCCTCCTCGGCGTCCGGCGCTCCCAGCATCACCTTGCAGGCCTTCGCGAGGTCGGCGTTGTCGGCGAACTTCCTCCAGATCTTGACGGTGCCACCGTGGACCTCACCGAAGCCGGTGTAGTCGCTGGTGTTGTCGGGGCCCGAGAGGAACTTGACCAGCTGTACTCCGGGGCGGAACCGAGCGTCGGCCTTCTGGGTCCGCAGCTTGAGGGTCTTGTAGCTGCCGTCCGCGAAGGTGACGGTGTAGGTCCCGTCGTAGATGACCTCCGGCGAACCCTCGACCATGGTCTCCGTCTTGGTCTCGACCTTGGCGGCGGGGGTCTTGGCCTTGCGGGGGGTGTTCTCATCGAAGATGACGTCGAGCGCCTTGTGGGCCTCGTCGAAGGTGATGGGCTCTCCGGCGACCGCCTTGGCGATGGTGGCCTCGGTGGCGGCGTCGACCTCGCGGGCCGGGCCCCACTTGGCGATGTTGGTGACCTGCTTGTCAGTGGCGGGCCGGGCCGAGGTGGCGCCAGTCTTGAGGGGCATCGCGGTCAGCCAGTCGATGAGCTCGCTGGCGGCCTTGCTGCCGATCGTGCCCGCCTCGTAGGTCTTGATGGCTCCGAAGAGACCGAAGTTGACCTTGGAGAGGTCCCGCTTGGCGATCTCCCGGGCGATCCGGCCGAGCTGGGGAGGAGTGGCCGGGCGAACCTCCCGGCGAGCGCCGGGAGCGTTCTTCAGCTGGTCGATGATCTTGGCCTTGACCAGCTCCTCGGAGATGGTGACGTCGCCGTCCTGGACACCCTCGCCCTGCTCCGGCTCGTTCTGCCCCGCCAGCATGTCCTGGTACTTGAGAGCGGTGGCGGTGCCCGGGTACTGGGCGATGACGTCCCGCATCATCTTGATCTGGAAGGGGCTGTAACCGCTGCGGATTC